CGTATCCAACGTGCCCTGAAAGACACCGAAAAGGCTGGCGATTTCGACGGCGACAACGGCCCAAGCATCCAAGCTGAGATGTCGCCAACCGAACAGCTGAAAGATTATGACGGCGACGTGCAGAGCGGTAGTGCACGTGGTTTAACGACGCACTTCACGCCGGTTGATGAGCTGGGCTTCGTTGAAAAGAAAACCGTAGAAGTGTCTTACTTCCCGGTTGTGCCTACTCAAGAGCAGTTGAATGCTGCGGCTGATGCCATTCGCGCCACGCTGGGCGGCAGTCACGTGCAGTTTGTCCGCGTCGGCGTTTACTACGGTGGCGACACCTTCTATCCGCGCCCTCACGTCCTGTTCGAGTTCACCCTCGACGGCAAAGACGGAACTCGTCATCAGCCGGTTGAGAAGATCGATTACTGGCAGTTCGCAGACGATGCGGCGTCTTACATCGTGAAAGAGACCGTATCCGAATAAGGGACGCCATGAACCGTATCAAAGTTATCAGTGTCATCCCCGATGAGAATGACATTGAAATCAACGGTAAGGTGATTGGCTCCGTGAATGACCGCCATGCATTACTGTGGCGGTACTTCTCGAACGCTGAACAAATCTTTATCATTGAAGATGTCAGCCTGACGTTTGATGAAACCCCGACTGAGCAGATTACCCTTCCGCTTGAAGAGTCGATGCTGCGCAAGTTAATCGCCTGCGCGGATTACCGTAACGAAGACAATGACCCGAATGCAATGTGGGATGAAATTGACCCCTCGCTGCCAAAGGAAATTGGTCTGCGTTCGGTGGAAACCATTCGTCTGAATTCCATGTGGCTGGATTGCAATGCAAACATTCCGGTGTGTACGCCAATTCTGGTGATTCACGTTGACCGTGATGAACTGGACTTGCCGGTTATCTGTATCAGCTATCTGATTCTGCGTCACCCTGACGACCGTGAAGTAGGAGACAACATTGACCGAACTTAATCGCATCCATCGGGATGAAAACAGTAGAGTCTTCATCAACAACAAGCCTGTGCCGTTCAATCTCGGTATTGCAGATTGGGTGTGGGATATGTTTGTACCGAAGGCGAAGAACGGGTTTGAAATTGTGTTGGTGGATAAACCCCACGACGTTGGTCCATGGGCCCGTATCGGGAATCCGCGCTTCTTTGAAATCGATGAGCAGCAAGCCGGTTTCCTGTTGCGTGAATGCAAGTTCCGGGGCCACTGCACCGAAGGGAAGAATGCCCTCGCGGTGTCGGAGGCGCTGGGGATGGAAATTCCTTACCTGTCTGTCCCGGTAAAAGAAGCTGACCACAACGCCATGATTGTCTGGTACAACAACGGTGTCTGGCAAATCGTGACGTGTGACCAACCCTAAACAAATAAAAGTAACCCACTCCCGTAAAGGAGTGGGTACTTCTTTTTTTTTGCTATCGTGCGGGGGTCGAGAAGATGTTGGCAAGCACACGCGCAGGTGGCAAGTCAAACACCGAGTTCACAACCGAGCCGACCGAGAAGGCCGACTTCCACGACTGCTTCCAGTTCAGGGCGTTCATGATGGTACGGTCAATACCGTTGGTGCGCTGATGGAGGGTAGCTCCACCTAACACCGCCATGAATTCCGTGAACTTGTTATCGTCATCCCAAACTGACTGGTCGGTTACAATCGGCATGTACATCACACGCGACATGTCACGAATGGTCACCGAGATGTCACATGACAGCGGACAACCGTCCACACGCCAACCCAACCCGCCTACACCGAAGTTCATGCTCACGGAGGTCACAATCCCGTTACGAATTGAGTGACGACCGCGTGAGTACGCTTCTACGTAGAAGGGGTGCGTAAACGACTGCTTACCGGTGGCAATCGGACAGGCTGCAGCAATCCAAAACGACAGCGGCACGATAAGGTCTTGGAACACATCCAAGTCATTACCTGACCAACAACGCAGGGGAATGTTCAGCGTGACGTCATCCCCGTCGGTTGACGAACTGTCCCACACTTCCGGGAAGTCAATCACCGAGGAGTTGTACAGCGACATAATCCCTGAGAGGTGCAAGAAGTCCAAGGCACCCGTAAAGGCCGACTTCAGTCCCGTGATTAACCCGTCCACCGCATCAAAGCCAGTTTTACCGCCGGAGAGGTTCACCTCGAGGCTACGGGCTTTCTGGGTGGCGGAGTTCACGGTACCGGAAATCTCCGGTTCTTTGGTGGAGTTAGAGAAGTTACGACTGACGGTATCCCGCCCATCAATCTTCCACGTCACCCACTGGGAACCGTTCTTGAACTCTGACTCGGCCTGCGTGGCAATGGAGTTGGCAAAGCGCCCCACGGTACCTTCGGCTTCTTTGGCGTAATCTCCGAAGAGGTCACCCAATGTCTGCTTCTGACCCGCATCCATCCAGTTCTGAATCTGAGCTTGGTTTGGCTGGTCACCTTCCCCGCCCTGTGCATTCGCGGCCATCTGGTTCTGCAAGCGCTGACGTTCCACATCGGTGGCGTTGTCGTAGGCCTGTGATGTCCCGCCACCTTGGTCGGCTGCAGAGTACACACTGCCCACACTTTGCAGCACCGCATCTTCTTGGTTGTCGACGTTGGTAAAGCCGGCGTAGTAACCCGGGGATTTGGCAAACGCGGCTTCCATTGCGGCCAGTGAGATTTCCATGCCAGCCATGGCTTTGCTGTTGGGGTCAATTGAGTTGGTGAAGAGTGCTTCTTTATAAAACGCCTGCACGCGACTCGCTTGGTCTTCCGGTGACGTCGACTCTTTGGCAATCTTCTCAAGCGTGTCCGCCTGATAGTTCGCCAGTATCTGGTAGCGGTTAATCATCTTGTAGATGTCAAACTCACCGTTGGCTTTCCAGATATCCGGCAGGGCAGAATACAAATCCGCTTTGGACTTGTAATACTTGTTTGCCGGGTCGTTGACATCGCCCGAGCCTTTTCCACCGAAGAAGCCGAGGATATTCGTCGGCACCAGTTTGCGGTAGATAAGCTGGGTGTTTACGATGTTCTGCACAGCACGCAGATACAGGTGCATCGTGGGCTTCACGTAGTAGTAGCGCGAAGCCTGTTTGTTCAGTGCGGCTTTCAACACACGCGGGATAATCAGGAGCGCACCAAAGGCGACGGTACCCAAGGTTGCCCAGATAGCCGCGGCAGTGACCCACGTTCCGAGTGTACGCACCATGCCCGGGTAATCACCCGTACGGGCGAGGTAGGCAAGGTTGGAGTCGTACATGTTCGCGAAGAAGGCAGCCACACCTAAGTATTTGGGTTTACCAAATCGGCAATGGATATAGAAACTGTTTTGCTCAATTGCCTCAGAGTAGAACGCACCGTTACGGTACGAACCTTGTTGCTCTTGGCTGTCATGCCACTTACGAAATGAAGCACGGGTCTCATCGTAGGGCTGCGCGAAGACACCACCGACTGGCGGATCGGCAAACAGGGTAAATCCCGGTGGGGTGTTAATCGCCTGCCCACCACCCATGGTGGTATCAGCAAACGACATTCGAGCATCGCTGTACACACGCAAATTCGTAAAGCGCGTGTCGCGTTGGGTTATCGCGCCACCGAACAGGGCACTGACCCAACCGGTGTCGGTAATCGTTCTCGCATCCACAGTGGACCTCTCTTGAAAGGAATGGGGGCAGTTGCCCGCCCCCGTTTAACTACGACGCTTTCCGGTTCAGGTTAAGCGTTGGTGCCGGTGCTGTGGTTTGTGTCTTACGACTGGCAGCGCCGGGTGCTGTTGATGCTGCTTGTGCCGCTTGCGCGACATTACCCAGCGTCCCGCCCTTCTGGAGATACTCCCAGATATTCTTGAGGTAGTCGCGACTCTGCCCCTCGATATCAATGAGTTCGTCCATCCGGCTGACGGTGACAAGATCACCGGCTGACGCTGGCATGTCATTCGCCGCTTTACGTGGACGGGTTTGTGCTGCTGCCTGATTGGCATAGCCTGCCCCGACCTTGGCTGCATCCGCTGGAGACATGCCATCTGCCTCCGCAGCCGCTTGGACATTATCGACATCCTTGGCAACATCAGACGGCGAGTTCGCTGCTGATACGCCTGCAGGGTTCGGTGCCGTTACAGACGCACTTTGCGTTGCCGCATCGTTCGCTGCTTGTGCCCCTTTCTGCGCGAGTGCCGTGTCTTTGCGGTCTGCTGATTGTACAGCGCCGTCAGCATCATTCGCCGCTGGCGCACCGGCTGCCCGGGCTGGGTCAGTCGGTGTCTGGCCGGACATGGCTTGTTTCGCCAAGTCGGAGTTCGAGGTCGCAATGTTCGCCACCTGTGAACCCATACGCCCGTTCAACTCTTGCATCACCTGTGCAAAGCTTCGAATACGCCCGCCGGAGGTAAAGACCGACATGTTGTTACCAATCACACCGCTGCTGGAATAGCGGATAGAGTTGGCCGGTGCATTCGGGTTCTGCTTGTAGGCTTTCATGAACTTGGCCGCATCGCCTGCCCCCAAGAAGTGATACAGGTAGGCCACGCCCGGAGGGACTTGACCGCCGTAATCTTTCTGGGCTTGGGAGATGTTGTTACGGATGAAGTTAACACCGAGTAACGCATTCGCATACGGGTCGAGCTGGGTACTTCCATTCGGAATCCCAAACTTGTTGCCGTAGTTCTGCAATTCACCCGGTTTACCACCGCGACCAGACCACGTGGATTTGATGAACTGGAACAGTCCACCGGCTCCTGAGTCTTTGTTCCATGCTTTGTAGTTGAACTTGGATTCCGCGTACGCCATCCCCAGTGCTACACCCGGTGGCACGCCTAAGCGCTGTGCCACATCCACAATCATCGCTTTCACGTTGGCCACGTTGTTCAGTGACGCCCGTGGGTATTTCTCTGCCAACTCTTTGTAGTTGCCATCGCCCATCTGACCCAAGGAGACGTTGGTGCTACCGGTGGTCAAGGCGGCGTAGTTTGCAATGCCGCCTGCAGCGGCAATCTCACTGCTGCCGTTCCAACCCCCGCCTGCGCCATCGTAGCCACTGCGACCGTTTAAGCCCGCAGCACGCATGGCCTCTGGTGACCCCGGTGCGTAAGAACTCACACCGTTGTCGCTCATGCCGTCGCCTGAGTAGAGGCCCTTGGTCAGTTCCTTCTGCTTCCACTGAGACCGACCTTGCTTCTTCTCGCTTTCACGCATCAGGTTTCGCACCGCCAAGTCCGCTTCTTTCGAAAGGACGTGCAGGGATTCCAGTTCGGCGTTCACCGAGGTTGCAATGGTATTGGCATCGCCCCCAAACGGGTTGATGGCAATGTCCCAGACAGATTGGCGAATGTCATTCTTCATGGAGTACGCCCGTGAAGTCATCAAACCGACTTCGTAGAGGTAACCGCCCGAGAGTTTCAAGTCCAGTGGGTTCGCTGTCGGCTGATAGCGATACACCCCAACCACGTAGGTCATGAAGACCGGAAGGAAACGGTTGTAGAACCAGTATTTCAACCGGTCAGCTTTCTCAGAGGAAGAACCCCCCGGTACTAACGCGTCGATTGCTTCCTGCCATTTCCCTTTGTACGTGTTGTTCTTGACATCGATGCTCGGGTAGACCAACCGCTCCATCAGTAACAGGGATTTCACCTGTGCCGGATTGAGAGTGGTTAAACCGTACGCTTTCATACGCAGCGATTGCAGCGCATCGACATCTTTCTGCTGGACAACAGAGTTATAGTCCACCTGAACCGTAACCTGCTCGTTGCCATCTTCCCAACCTTCTTTCTTGATGGTGTGGTCACGACGGTCTTGGTCAAAGGTGGCCAGTCGGTTAACCGATTCCGCCACACCTGAGACTTTCGTGCCCTCAGCAGCGGCCGGTGGTGCCATGTGGTTGCGCACCGCGGCTGCCCCTTCTGCACGGAACTTAATGGATTTCTCCACTTCGTTCTGCACATCCATCACATCGTCCGCACCGAGTAAGTCTGGTGAGGTGAAGGTAATCGTATCCCAAGCCTTGGAGAAGAAACCTTGGTTGGTTTTACGCGGGTCTTCGATGGCTTTCAGGTATTGCGAGTCCTTGCTCAACTTGTTCTTGCCAAACAGCGTCTTCATGTCTTCTTTGCTGACCTTGGTCACATCCCCGAGGTCTTTCAAGGCAACATCACTTTCCAGCTGACGGATAGAAGTCATCCAACGCAGGTAAAGTGGGATAAAGCGCTGTAGCATAAACGCGTGGAAGGAGACGAGTTCGGATTTCTCATCCTTGTCGATACCAAAGCCGGCTGCAAGTTTCTCTACATCGCTGGCTGACAGACCACGCAGGGTGGCCGACCCGTCATTGTTGTAGGAGATGTACCCTTTCAGCTGGTCTTCCAAGTATCTCGCTTTTGCGCCGTCATCACTGTTCCAGCTTTCGTAGTCACGGAAGCCGTACTGCGCCAGTCGCATCCGGTCAAGGTATTTCGCCGGAACGTTAGTGGCGATTTTATACGCCGCGTAGCCGACACCGGCAATGGCTGCTCCGACAACGATAGCCGGCCAACCGACCGCCGAGACCAATGCGGCCGCACCCGTGATTAACGGCCCTGCAATGGCCCGTGCTGCCCATGGCAGTGCGCGGGAAGCCAATGCCCACGCGCCACGTCCCAAGAGCTTACCGGGCTTCAGGAGGCCCCATTTACCGACAAAGCCCAACGCACTGCCAAGTGTGCTCAGCACCCCGCCAATCCCACCGATAACACCGGTCAGTTTGTCAAGGATACCCATCACCCCACCACGTGCCCCACCTGCACTCGATCCGCCGTGACCGCCTTCGCTGTCGCGATGCGATTGTTTACGACGGAAGAAGTTGAGGTAGTCTTTCTTCTCGGTTGCTTCACCAAACTTGTTACGTCGGGTGAACTTGTTCATCATGCCACGGATAAAGCCTTCTGACCCGCCGGCTTCCAACGTTGAAGAACGCATCTTCTCAAACCACGTAATCTCTTGCAGCCCAACCATGCGGTTGAGTTTCTCGAGCATGGCTTGTCCGACACTCTGGACTTTCTTTTTGCCGGTGTTAATGGCACGACCTGCTGCATCGGTTGCTTCCTCAGCCGCATCATTCAAGTCTGAACGCAGACGGTTCCCGTTCAGGCCTTTACGACGGTGCAGACGGTCACGATAAAAGTCTGCAGACTCATCATCACGTCCGGCCAAGCGTTGCTCAACCAGATAACGTAAGCCGATGTCGTGTTCCGCACCCGTGTACCGGTTTGCCAAGTCACGGGCGACACCCGCACCCCGACCGTAAATGTCAGAGGCCGCACCGCGACCCCGTCCGAACCAACCACTGATACGGTTACGCAGATTCCCGAACTGACGACCCCAACGACGACGGCCCATAACCCGGCCCCGACGGAAGGCACGTGACAGTCCACCTTTCACCCGGCCAAAGGTCTTCCCGCCCCCGACCTGCTCATCCATCTTGTCCGTCCAACTTTCGTCTTCCGGCTCACCTGCCAAACGCTGGTTTAAGAGCTTATAGATGCGCAGTAAGATGTGGTTGGTTTTCTTCGTTCCGCCAAGACCCCCAAAGAAGCTGTTGCCAGAGAACCATTTGCTGTCGGAGGACGAGCCACGGTTACCCCACCAACGGGTTAAGGGGTTGTCGTTAATCATTCCCTTGATACGGTCGATCCCCCCTCTAACCATAGACGGGACGCGGGCTGCGGTGTTCCAAGCGAACTTGCCGATCCCCATCACCCGACCCACGATACGACCCAGTGGGGACTTGACAGAACGGCCAAAGCGGTCAACCAGTTTGAAGTTCGGGTTAGCGAGTTCAGCCGCGGTAATAACATCATTACCCTGCTTGTCCACCACGGGGCCCGTAATCTCACTGACCTTATAGATGATGCGACCACCCTCTTTCAGGCGGTACTCACCTTCACGCATGCGGTTCGCAAAGAGGCGGGGATTCGGCTCACCTTTGACGTAGACATCCGGCGCTTGTGTAAACCAGTCTTTCACTGTGCGAAGTGGGTTCTGGATTTTACTCGCCAGACGACCGGGCAGAGACAGAATGCCTCGCCCTGCTTCGCCGGCTTTATTGCCGATAACATCAAAGAGCTTCTTCCAGTTTGAGCCGGTGTAGAATGTCAGCTCGCCACCTTGGGCTAAGTCTGCTGCCGAGAGAATCACATTCCCCGCCGCATCGATGATGTCCCGCCCCATGCGAATATCGCCAAGGGAGAAGAGCTGCTTCATCTGACTGCCCTGACCGCTACCCATCTGGTAGTAGTCACCTGCCGCTAAGCGTTTACCGTTTAGGACGACTCTGCCTTGGCTGTTGTAAATGTCACGGGCACCCAGCAACCCTTTGCCGAATGAACGCACACCCGAGAGCGCATTACCGCCCATGCCGAGCACACGTTGGAACATGCTTGTCCCTGCAGCACCACCTGAGGCAAACTTACCGCGTAGCCAAGACGCAACACGACCACCCCGCGCACGCGCACCGTTAAAGCCACGGCGGGCTTGACGCCAACCGCCGGCCGCGGTGTCACGACCCAGACGGCCCCAACGACGGAACAAGCCGCCACCAGAACCACCACCTCCGCCCGGGCCAGCGGGACCCGGACTTGGGCCGTGCAAATCATCGCCCCCCATGTTGAGTGAGTTCAGGATAAACACCCCTTCCTCATTCATGTCACGGACGTGGTCTAAGATTTTGCCCAGCAGTTCACTCTGGTTGTTTTCACGAATTGCCCGAACGAGGTCTTCGTTAGACGAGGTACTACCCGAGCCCAGTGTGGAACGCATACCTTCGAAGAGTTCAGGGAAGGTTGTCGGTTTGTCACCGTACAGCACGTTGGAGAGGGCCAGGGCAGACAAGCCACCCCGCATGCCACCACCGAAACCGGCACCCCGACGACGCTCCTCTTCCTTCGACCCTTCACTGCCCATGCCACGACGACGGAGTAAGTCACCGAGGGCTGAACCGTTTTGTAACTTACGCTGAATTTCCTGCTCACGGGTCAACGCACGTCCGCTACGGGTTTTCCCCATGGCCAAGTCATTGAACAATGTATGCGGGTCACTCAGGTCACGGTCAACGTGGAAGACATCATTCTTGTTGTCGTAGTGGAAGATACCGGCATCACGCAGGGCACGTTCCCCGTACAGCCCCGCAGCAGCATCAATACGGGATTGACGACGACTGATAGACGACTGAATGATCGCCATGCGGTTGGCCAGTTCGTTAGATAACTCGTAACCGCCACCGACACCTTGACCCGGATGGGAACTCAACAGTTGCTGGATTCTGTCCGCCCCTTCAAAGCCCATGTAGCGCTGCAGGGCCTGTGGGTCACGGGCCAGTGCATTCACGTCAAACGCTTTGCCCGTTGAGGCACGTTCTTCGATGAAGTCGGCCAGCTTCTGACGGTCACGCTGTGTCAGGCTCTTGTTGTGGTCAAGGTAGTCCACCGTCGAGCCGATACTGCCTTGCAGACGTTTACGCTCTTCATCGTTGGCGACGGATTTACGCACACGGTTACCGATGACCTTGCGGTCAACGAAGCCACGACTGGTGATGTCGTATTCCATGTCGGCGTGTTCGCCGTAACCGCGACGAATCGATTTGTTGATTTCACTCAGCCACGCAGGAATGATTTCATTAATCGACAGCCACGTCCGGTGGTCGAACTTGGACGCCCGGGACAACATCCCCGGCTCGCGTTCATCCAGCATCCCCTGTTCACGTTGCAGTGGGTTGATAATCCCCAGCATGTGCAGTGCACGGAAGATGCTGCCCGCCGCGCCCATATCTTCCCCGGCAATCGCGGAGTTAGACATCGAGGAGAGGTTACCGAACATGTACTTGCCACGTTGGGCATGTTTCATGAACTCGGGGTTCATCTCGAGCTTTTCACGGGTGTGCTTTTGCAGCTTTTCAATCTGCGGACCCAGCAGGCGTTTAGCGGCTTGAGACGACAACCACCCTACAGCCTTCTGTGTGCCATTCTGACGACGTTTGTCTGCAGATAAGGAAGAACTATCATCGAGGTCGAAATCGTCCTCTATGGCGCTTCCCATGAGCATTTCGAGCATACCACGCGCATCGCCGAACCCTTCGGAGATTTTCTTCTTGGCATTGTTGCGAATCTGGTCAACAAACCCATCAGCGTATTTCAGCGGGTTCATCCAGTCTGCCGCTTTACGCTTGATGTTCGCCCAGTGAATCTCGGAGAACTCTTCTTTGGCGTAATCAGGCAGTGCGGTGTTCTTGACAATCGCTTCTAAGGCTGGCGTGTTACGGTCGAACTGGGTCTGGTTGAGTTTGTTCGCATCTTCTAAGGCAAACAAAATTCGGTACTGCAATTCCAACTGCTTACGGGAGATGTTGAGCATCACCCCTTTTTGCAGCGAGGTCTGCAAGTGGATGTCTTTGGCAATGGTGTTGACCACGCCAAACATCGCATCGGACTTCATCTCACGAATCGAATCACGAACCCGGTCTTCAACCGCTTGCTCACGCGCATCGGCTTGGTCACGGACGGCGTCTTTATAATCGCCTTCACCGCCACCAAACACCCCGCCCAGTTCACGGTCCATCTGTGCCTGACGTGGGTCGTAGTTGTTGTACTGCTGGTCATCCGTTTTTGACCAACGTTCCATTTTGCGGGTGAGGCTGTCGGGCAAGTAGCGGCGCATTGTCGGGGTGAGCTGACGCACCTGCTGCTTGATAACGCGGTTGGTCTTGACGACCTCCTCTTTGGTATGAGCAGCAATGTCCTTTGCCGCTGCCGACACATCCTGATAGCCTTTGTAAGCATCAGCCGCGGGCTTTGGCATACCCTTCATGATCACCTGATCACGCTTACCTTTTGGCCACACGGCCGCCAGTGCCGATTTACGCACAGTGTTAAGTGTATTCAACACCGGATTGCGTTTCGTGTCCTTCTGGCGCGGTGGCTCACCGAAGTCATCCCAATCCATGTTGTCGAGATCAAGATCGTCGAAATCGCCTTTTTTAGCCATGATAATTTATTTCCAATTCGGGAGCTTGCAACGTGAAAAAGCTAAACTGGGTTGACTTCTATTTGTTGAACGTCAACAGCGGACTCGTGTCTAACCTTAAGCCGGTTACAACCACAGACACGTATCAGGGGATGACGAAAAACTTCCACCCAGAAGGACTCTACTCCACCGATATTTTTGGCCTCGTCGGTAGCGAGGAACGTGACGCCACGTTTTCGTACATCGATATCAAACTGGACATCATCTCTCCTACCGTGTGTTTAGGGCTGTTTAAATTAAAAGCCCTGTACGAGGACATTTGTGCCGGTCGCCGTTTTGCCGTGTGGAAAGAAACTGAGAAGGACTTTGAGCCTGCTCTTCCGGGTGACAAAGACGCCGATACCGGCTTCAACTTCTTCTTAAAGTATTACAAACAGTTGACCCCTGCCCGTAACGATTCCCTGCGCCGTGATGACACCCTCGACTTCTTCTTCAAATTCCGTGACATGTCATTGTCTCGTTATGTACTGGTTCTACCTGCCGGCTTACGTGACCTTGTGGTTCGCGAAGATGGCCGGGACCAAGAAGAAGATGTAGGGGGTTTGTTCCGCCGAATGATTTCCCTTGCCCGTGCGATACCAGACCGTAATGCGCGTGTCGAATTAACCGACCCATTACGCTGGAAACTGCAAAGCACGTTCAACGATATCTGGATGTACTTCTTTAACATCCTCGATGGGAAAGGCGGATTTGCACGCAGGAAGGTCACCCGTCGTCGGTTGATGAACGGCACACGTAACGTGTTGTCATCGTTCCCAACTGGGTCGAAGGTGATGGGGCGTGAGGACGAGGTCAGGCCAACTGACACCCGTGTAGGTTTGTACCAGACCCTGAAAGCACTGTTGCCGGTGGCACAGTTCAATATCCGCGAACGTTACTTAAGTAACATCCGGGCAGGTGACGGCAACCTCTACGGGGTGAACACCAAAACATTGCGTCGTGAATTCTTGGAAGTCAAAGGACGCGTCTACGACCTCTATACCACCGATGACGGTATCGAGACGTTGATTAACCGGATGGAAGCGCGTGAGTTACGCCACCAACCTGTGATGATAGATAAAAACCATTACGTGGCCCTTATCTATCAAGACGCCAATCGCTTCAAAGTGTTCTACGACATTACTGACTTGCCAGAAGGCTTCGACAAGAAAAATGTTCGAGGCATCTCGCTGGCAGAACTGCTGTATCTGTCGGGGTATGACCTGTGGAATGACTACTTCTCATTCGTCACACGTTACCCCGTAGCAGGCCGTGGTTCGACGTACTCCTCGACCATAAGATTGGAGACCACCACCTCATCTCTTTACCTAAAAGAGCTCGAAGACGACTGGACAAGCGTCAAAGAGAAGGGGGCGGTGAGCTTCCCAGACCGGAATGTGGAAACCTTCGTGGAATCGATGGCTCCGCATCCGACACGTCTGGCCGGTTTAGGCGGTGACTACGACGGTGACACGGGTTCGTTCAACGCCCCGATGTCGCAAGAAGCCGTAGACGAAAACCGCAAATGGTTACGTTCGAAGAACTACTGGTTTGCAACAGATGGCAGTTTTAAAGTTAACCCGGTGAACGATGTGATTGCACGTTCCATGAACGCACTGTTGCGATAAGGTTTAGACATGCTGCAGATTCGCCAATTCAACCAACACTTCTCAATTCGTAAGTCGGATGAGTACAGCACACCGCGTATCATCCCGCTTGAGAAGTTGCAGATCCCCCGTGGCTCTGTACTCCACACGGTCGACCTCGACCAAGTGGTATTGGCACCACCCAGCACCCTGCCGTACTTCCAAGAGCTGACCAAACCGGCTCAGGTACGCCACCACTTCCGTCTGGCAACAGACGGGATTACCGGGAAACCTATCCCGGTACCGGTACAGGGTCAAGACCGTTTGATTCTGGCATACCACCGTGAGAACCGTACCTTCCGCCGGATGCAGACGGATGAGTTAGTGCGTCGTGATGACATGACGCTGCTCATTGAGAACTACACCCCGCTGCTGCCCCACTACCGCTATGCCGACACCCAGTTAAGCTGGTATGACCGTCTGCATAACGTGGTGGTGACCATTGCTCAGCAGATGAAGTACGACACCAACGAATACACCCGTCAGAACTATTACATTCTGAACGTGGGCGGTATGCTGCCATCCTTCGAGAAGTTCAAAGCCACCTACAACGATCGTATCAAAACCCGTCTGGAGCATTTCCAGACCTTCGATCTGCAGTGGCTGCTTGAGCTCTTTGCATGGGCCAACGGTGACCAAGAACTGTCGGTCTTTGCCGGCATGGACTTCTCCCAACTGTCACGCATGAACTTCATCATTACCCACAACACCGGTTTCACGGTGATGAACATGGGTGTGGTCGAGCGCATGCGTAAGGACTCGGGCGGTCGTTTCAATGACGACATGATGGCCCGTAAGTTCCACAAACTGATTGCACAGGTGTTAACCCGTAACCCGGACCCGGTTGCTGATATTGACTTTGTGAGCCCAAGTGGCGATGAAGTGACCATCAGTGAGCCGGCGGTTGCGCAGGGTAACATCGATGGCTTAGACGGCGTCGACGATATCGAGAATGAAGAACTCGAGGAAGACGACGACCACTTCGATGAGAAAGCTGACCTTGTTATTCAAGAGAAAGTCGAAGACGTCAAGCCCACAACGATTACGGTTGAGAAAACCATTGACCACGGACAAATCATCAAGAACGAAGTCGAGCGACTGGCCGAGGCGGGCCGCCTCTCAGTCAAAGCCTTCACCTTCTTGAATGAGTCGTCTGAGCGATTTGTTTCTCTGCCGAACCCGTATGATAAAACGGGCAAAGAGACTTACGGTGAAGCTCTGAAGTACACCGAAGCCGATTTGAAAGTGGAAGCCAAGACACTGGTTAAAAATCCCACGGTCATGACAGAAGCATGGACGCAGAACACCACCGATGTGATGACGAAGAAGTACAACCGCACCATGTTGCCGAAAGACATCTTGGGTGCTGTGGCGTCGTCTCAGCGTCTGGGCCTTGTGATTCACAACCACACCGTGGATAAAGAAGTGGCTGTCACGGGTAACGTCGAACACCACACCCTCCGTCTCCAGCCAGTGGGCGGGGAACCTGTAACGGTCCGTTTCAGTGTTCCTTCTCTGACAGAAGACGGTACGTGGATGGCGAACGGCACGGAATACACCATGCGTCGTCAGCGTGTTGATGTTCCTATCCGTAAGGTTAACTTTGATACCGTGGCCCTCACAACGGCATACGGCAAAAACTTTGTTTCCCGTTCTGAGAAAGCCGTGAACGATTACGGTCGTTGGCTCACCAACGCAATCATTACCCGCGCTGTTGATCCGAAGAACACCGAAATCACCGATGCGAAATTGGCAAACGTCTTCAACCCGGAACTGACACTCCCGCGTCAGTACACCATGGTTGCCCGTCGTGTGTCGACCTTCAATGCTATCGGTTATCGCTGGAACTTTGAACATGCGGTGCGCGAGAGCTTCTTTGGTGAAGCTGTCGTGAAAGACCTTGAGAAGAAAGAACTTGTGCCTGTGGCTACCGGACGCGGTGGTGTACTGGGCATGGACCAGCACTCTCAGGTTTACCGTGTTAAAGGGGATAACGTTGAGCCACTGGGTTCTCTGGCGGATACCTTGGGTATCGAAGCTGTGAAAGCCCCGCGTGAGGTCAGTGAGTTGTCGATTATGGGCCAGAGCTTATCGCTCGGGTTTGTGTTCTCCTTCTATCTCGGGTTAACCGGGATGCTTAAACACTTCGGCATTCGTTACGAAGTGCTACCACCGGGCCAGCGTGTCGATAAGACGACGTTTGATTCGGTGATTCGTTTAGCGGATGCGAAGATTGTCGTGATGTGTGACAACGACAAACAACGTATGGTGGTGAACGGGCTTGACAAGTACCTGAAACACATGGTGATGTACACCGAGTCGGAAGTGGAACGTGAAGATATCTACCTGAACCTGATTCGTGATGCCGATAGCCTCACCCCGAGGTATATCAACGAGCTGAAACAAATGCGGTCCGCGTTTGTCGATGACATGCATGCACGTATCCTGCGTCAGATGGGTGAACCGGAAACCTTTATTGGCTTGCTGGAGCGCAGTAATGAACTCCTGCAGACCGACCACTCGAAGCCTGAGATTAACGGTGACGAGATGATGTTTGTCGGCAACCAGCGTATTGCTTACCACGTCTATACGGCGATGGTTCGTGCGATGCGTAATTATCAAAACGCGCCGGGCTCGTCTCGTAAGTTCGAGCTGCCGCAGGACATGGTGTGGGGTGCCATTAACTCCGACCCGTCTGTGCTGCTCGCACCGGGAGCGAACCCGATTCAGAACATTAAAGAGAAGGACGTGATTACCATGGGTGGTACGGGAGGCCGTAACCGCAAAACCATGGTGTACCACACGCGTGAATTCCAGCCCAGTGATTTAGGGGTGGTGTCAGGCAACACCGTCGATAACGGTGATGTGGGTATTACCGCGTTCGCCACTGCCAACCCGTGCTACGCCACGGTGGATGGCATCACCGCACCACGTAACGTTAAGGATTTACAACCGGGTCAGCTGCTGTCGTTCATTGACGGTCTCGCCCCCGACACACTGATGGACGATGCGAAGCGTCAGAACTTCGTCGGTATCCAATGGGGTTCCGCTATGGCTTGTGTGGGTGCGACCACCCTGCCGTATCGAACCGAAATGGAGAAAATGGTGGCTCACCGTACGTCGGTGAAACACGCCCGTGTGGCTGAGCAAGCCGGTAAAGTGTTGGAGGTCAGTGACGACCACATCAAGATTAAGTACGACGACGGCAGTGAAGTGTCATTTGAACTGGGACGGTGGTTTGGTGCGCACGAGGGGAGCAATTACCCGCACACCTTAGTGACCGATTTCAAAGTCGGTGACAAGTTCCCGGAAGGTACCGTGGTGACGTTCAACGAGCAACACTTTGAGCGTGACCTGATGGACAAAACGCAGGTTAACCTGAAGAACGGTATCGTCGGTTGGATGGCGCTGATTGAAGGTGAGGAGGTGATTGAGGACTCCAATGCGATTTCTGAACGCGCATCAAAACTGATGCAGGCAGATGTCACAAAGGCGAAAGAAGTCACCATTCGGTTTGACCAAAACATCATGGAAATCCTGAAGGAGGGCGACCACGTTGATGTCGACAGTATCCTATGCACCTTCAATGACCAAATGTCTGACGACTCTGCGTCCTTTAGCGAAGAATCGGCAGCCACCCTGTACGGTCTGAGTGCGTATGCACCGCAGGCAGGCTTGCGTGGATTTATTGACAAAATCGAAATCGTCTATCACGGCGACATCGAGGACATGTCACCCAGCATTACCAGCCTTGTGCAGAAATACGACCGCGTTCGCAAGAAGCGAGCCACTGCACTGAGCAAAGACGACGTCCCAACCTCGGGCAGTGTGAACGGCGACTACCGTGTTGATGGTGTCCCACTGGCTTACCAAAATGCGGTGATTAAGTTTTACATCACCCATCGGGTTGACATGGCAGCAGCGGATAAGTTGGTATTGGCCAACCAGCTAAAAACCACCGTCTACCAAGTTATGCCCGGTGAGAACCACACTGAGTCTGGTGACCCCGTCGACTTTAAGTTCGGTCGTACGTCGGTCGATGCACGTATCGTTGGGTCGGTCATTAAGATCGGTACCTGTAACGGTTGTGCCCTCAAAGGTGGGGATTGGGTCGGTCGCATCTTAGACGGCGAAGAGCCACCTAAGTTGCCTAGCAAAGTGTAATTAACTCTCTTGGCGGGTCGCTCCCGCCAAGCCATTAACTCCGGAGTAAACATGAGCATCCTGGATAGCATTCGACTGCGCAACGGCTTGCCGGTATCGCGTAACAACCAAACACGCGAGACGCAGGGTTTCTCTGCTCAGCAGCGTAAGAGCTTTGTCTCCCTCGGAAACACCATTGAACTGGGTACCGAGATTCTGTTTGAACTGCTGCACAAGACCGACGGTCTGAGCGGTTACGTCGGCGACCAGCGTTTGTATAAGCGTGACATCGCGGACATGATCGGCGGCAAGATTGCAGCCCGTATCCAGCAGAAAATCAGCACTGATAAAGGAGGTGCGGCGTGATTAACCAATATTCCCTGAACGCTGCCACCAACGCAATGCTGTTGGCAAAGCAGGCTGGCCTGAACATCAATGCCGATGAAGGCTCTCCGGTGTCCCTGCTGAACAAAGCAACCCCCGATGCCTCGGTCTACGACTCGTCTATCACGGACGAGCAGTTCTACCAAGGTCTGGCGGATGCCACCAAAGCCCGTAAGCCGGCCATCGGTACCGGTGAAGAGTCTGTTGTGGTGGATACCGCAGCCGGTGCAGAAATGCTGCGCGTGGATGACCACGAACCGACCCTGTTCGATTTAAAGAACATGGCCGTACAACGCGTGAACGGGTTGGTCGACTTTGCCCGTAACGTGGTGCAGCCGTTTGTTGATGACGTGTTGAAAAACATGGATGTGCGTCCGGTTCAGGATACCTCTGAAGACTGGTCACTGGAACCGGTCTCAATGGAAGCCTCGATTGATGACCCACTGGTGAATGCGCTGATTGCAAGCGTCGCTAAGCCAACGGCGTTTGACTTCTCGCGTGACGTTGCCGGTATCAACATTCCTGAAGGTGTGCAGCCACCGGAGTCGGGTAGCCGTGCACTGGACGATTTGGTTGCGCGTTTGCTGAACGAAAAAGGCTGGAACATCAGTGAAGCGCTGGGCCACATGGTCGAAGCGTTTAACGTGTCACCTGCCAGTCCTGAAGCGCCGCAGTTTGCCAAAGACCAAGTGCTGTTTATGCTGCTGTCGTCTTACTACGTGGACAACCCGTGGGAAGGCAGTGGTGTCTCCGTTGCGAAGTGGGAAAACATCCTCAACAGTATCTTCTACTCCACTGTGAGCTGGACGTACCTGTTCGCCCAGAACATCGTTGAGCGTGCCCACTCCGGTCAGGTCGTGTACTCGTTCTCTCGCGCTGACAAGAAAGTGTACGTGTGTCAGGAAGCGTTTGATAAGTATTGCGAAGATGGCGGTACCACTGAAGCGCTGCTCGGTGCTATCTACGCCGGTGACGAAGGCGATACCAAAGCCTCTACACTGGGTGGCTCTATCATCGAACGTCTGCCGTACTACACGCAGGTCTGGGAACGTCGCTCCACCGTGAGCCGTATGAAGGAAGACACGGATTGGCTGTCTGCTAACCGTCAAGCCCTGAAGTCGGCGTTTGCGGTGGCGCTGGGTAATGCTGACCCGGAAACCTTTGGTCGGAACCTGTCTGATGACCTGTTCACCCCGGAAGAAATCCGCCGTGGTGTGTTCTCGTCTATCGACTACCGTTTCAACCGCGACTCAACGGATATCACTGCGTTTGTGATTAACGTTGCAGCAGCAGAAGTGTTCGGTGAGTACGATGTCGCTAATCTGCTGACGGCCATTCACGAAGGCATGATCAAAAACGAAAGCCCGGCGGAAGTAGCGTCCGAATGGGCAGCGAACTTCGTTATCGAGTGGCTGCTTATCGGACTGCTGGTTGAATAACCTGCTTTCGCGGGAGGGTTGCCATGAGCGCCATTGAAACAGCTGTGCGGAACCCGAGCAAGGTTCACGCAGATTTAATCAAACAAGGCGTGGCGACATTGACCAAAGGGGGATGTTTCATTTACATCCCCGTTGGTTTCGCATCGAAGGAGCTGGCGTTTATCTCCAGCACGGTTGAGATTATTGGCATGTTTGCCATCAGTACCGACCGCAAAACCTTCGGTGTGAGTAACGTCACAACGCTGATTGAAATCACCCCTTCCTCGTTTGAGGAAATCACGGTGAACGGTGAGCCGTATTACGAATTCCGATTCGATCCGGGGACGGTAGTATTCCCGAACCGACAATTGCAGGTCATCTCTAACCACGTCTACAACATCGCCTCGTATGTGTACGACTTTGGTAACCGACCGTTCTGGATGAACGCGGTGGATGATGCTGAGTTGTTATCGAACACCCGAAAATGGAATGGCTTCCAAGTGTTCGCAGACCAGATTACCGCTGACTGTTACGCTGCCCACACGCAGCGCACGCTCGGTGACCCGCGTCAGTTCTTTCGTTATTCGTTGAAGAAGGATTCGGACTTGTTAAAACCAGTCCAGTTCATTCCTCTGCGCGACGGCAGCCTAAACAAAACATCTCGCTTGGCGAAACTCGCCGACGTTGAATTACGCCGCGGCATTATGTCCGCGCTGTCAGTCGACCCGGTCCGAGCCGAACCACTCGAAGATCTCTTTATGCGGTAATCAGGAGCGGTCATGGAAAACTTATCGATGCGTTACAACTGTGTAGCGCTCGCCGGCGTCAATGCCGGGGCTACACTGCAAAAAGACAAAGACGGCTACTACCGCGTGTTACTGGCGGCGCTAAACGTGTTCAACTCCGAAGGGGTGTTCTACGCGTTCAACGAATCCAAGCACGTGTTCGACCGGTCCAACGTCTTTATGCGCAAAGTTCAGGCGGGGAATCTCTACGGGGAAGAGGATCATCCACCGTGGGAACAGGGGATGTCGGATGCGGCCTTTATGGAACGCAACGAATGGATTGAAACCAAAAACGTTTCACACCACATCCGTGAAGTTGAACTTATCAATACCGATCAGGTCTGTAATGGCATGCCGGTGGTTGAAGTGTGGGGTTGGGTGAAGCCTAACCGTGAACGTGGCCCGCTGTTGGCGGAAGCGTTTGAGAACCCACACCAGAACGTCTGCTTCTCACTGCGCGCCATCGTACGTGAGAAACGTGTCAACGGTGTTATCACGCGCCGTATCGACAAACTCATCACCTTTGACTGGGTGATTGAAGACGGTCTGCAAATCTGTAACAAATACTCGGCGATGCAGCGCGGCTCGAAAGTGGCGCAAGAATCAACCCGCATGTATTTGGACCGTGTTATCACCCGTGAAGCGTTGGAAGAGATTCTGTACGCGGAACGTGAGAAGACACTGGTTGGTACAGAGTCAACCCGTCAAAACAACCTTCGCAGCATTGCGCAAGAATACCTCGAGCTGTCTCGAGGTACTGAGCAGCGCTCGAATTTCCGTGTGATGGGCATGGGGGAGAAACGTTGGTAAATGGAAAGCTACGCTGCCTCTCTTGACACTTGGCTTCAAAACCAGATGCCGCGCGTGATGAAGAAGTTAACACCGCGGCTGTTGGATACGCCACCATTACACATCAGTACCAGTCGGGTTCGTGTATTCAGTCCCCGCATTCCGTTGTCAGTGTTAAGCGATGAAGACAAAACCGTACCCCGGGTTTGTTGTTCGGTTGACTTAGCGCGTTGCATTGCGTCAGCGCGTCACATCCTGAGAACGGGCGATGTTCCTCGCCAAGTCTTTATCTATGGTTTCACTGAACGCAGTGTGGTTCAGCCCTCGATAGAGTTGAGTCAGGAACCGGTGCGTGCCGGGGAAGTGTGGATTGTCCCACATCGCATGGGTAACTGGGAAATCAGTCCTGAGCTGTTGGGCGAGATGCGCTTGCTGGAAATGGACGGGGAAGGTAACCGCTTTACATTTGTTGTGCGTTGTGGTCAAGAGGTGACATTACGTAACGGGGAGACGTTGCGTGAAGGCATCGCGTACCGTTTACCGGTCGCTATCAAACACCAGACGCAAGAGGTTACTGTGGGGGATTGCACCGAAGTGAGTGTTGACACTTTCTTCAATGCACAAGACGGTTACGGCGTCAGCTACTAACTCCAGTGTTCGTGGTCTGCAATCACATCACACGAGGGGGTCGCATGAAAGTCGTAAATGTTAAAGTGCCTCCTAGCCTACAGTCGCTGTCAGCCGATGAGCTTAAGCAACTGGCGGTCCGTACGATTATCGGTCGTGGCGGGAAGGAAGCACTGATTGAGGTATTAGGTACCAGCGGGCGGTTAGACACCAAACGCAAACTCAACCACGCCGCTTCTGCGGTTGCGCCAATGGATTTGGCCACGTTCGCACTCGACCTGAAAATGGTTGGGACAGACATTGATTTCAATAAGACGTATTTCTTGCTAACCGAACCTCTGCGTGGTCTCTTAACGCTGAAGCAATAATGCGAAGGGAGACCGTGCACCTTCAGTAATGGTGGGGGCTGTTACTTTATTTACTGCATGTGGGTTTGATGTGGTAGAGGTTGTCACGGATTAGGAACGATTGAAATGTTAAGTTTGGATAGCGATGGCGTGTTTGCAGGTTGGAGAAAGTATGTGTTTTCTAAGCACGTACTGACGATGTCCCCGGAAGAGTTTAATAAGCTTCCTGAGACCCGTCGCCGGTTTCTGATGAGAGAGATTTATCAAAAGGACCCGGATCTGTTTTATAATTTACCACCCATTCCCGGTACTGAGAAAATACTTGAGGCCGCAATGACGTGTACGGATGGTTGGCAGATATTGACGTCTGCCGCTGAAGACCATCTGGATTTTAACCATGTTGTTGAGTGCAAACAGGAGTGGTTCAAAAAGCACTTTGATGTACCCGCTGCGCGTATTACCGTCGTGGAGAATTCGGCAGCGAAAAAACAATACGCAGGACGCGGACACATGCTGGTAGACGACTACCGTCGTAACTGTAACGAATGGTCCGACAATGGTGGTTTTGCGGTATGGACATTAACAGACCGCCCAGACATTGACGGCATCGTCAGTATCATCAGCAACTATCAGGAGGATTCCAATTTGGCCGTAGGGCTGCTTTTGCAATTGCACTAAAAGACCGGTTAATCAGAGGTGGGTCCCTTCGGGGGCTCACCCCTACTCTATTTTTTTAGAGATAGATATTATTATTGTGGAGTTGTGTATTAAATCTTTACTCATCGACTAATCATAGAGGCCTATCATGGAAAAGATGTCCGGTTCAGAAATCAATCAGCTGCGTTTGAAAGTCCGTACTTACTTCAAAGAGTTCTACAAGAAAACCGATTCTGCGCATCGCATCGACCACATCGATGGGGTGATTTCCAACGCCATTCGTATCTGTCACCTGATGGATTGGCAAGAGCATTTACCGCTGGCCATTGTTGCCGCCGGTCTGCATGACATCTACAGCACCACCGAGTTCCGGGCTGACCATCACATCCGTGCGTTCACTTGGGCAATGGACAACAAAGCCAAACTCAAGCGTCGCTTTAAGATGACCGATGACGATGTGATGACTGTGGCCTACGCTGCACTCGAGCACCGGGGCTCTTACAAAGGTGAGCGCTACAACGGGATTATCTCTGAGATACTCGCTGCAGCCGATCGCGGGATTCCGTCCACTGAAGAAGTGGGCAATTATGCTGGGAGAAGTTTTTTATACGCAAGGTCACATGGTAAGTCGCTGACCGATGCAAAGTTCCATGCTATTCGACACATTCAGGATAAGTTCGGTCGTAACGGTTACGGCCGTGTTCCTGAGTGGTACGATGTTCTCTTTGCGGAACGCTTAGAGAAACGCCTCGAGATGATTGAGTCATTAGACATCAGTTTCTTCGATGAGGCATTCACCCAAGAGTTAGAACGTACCTACCAGTCCTCCCTTTGAAAATAAAAAGGGATAGATATTATTTCCGTGAACTACTACCCATTAACCCATTGTAAGGATTAAAGAATGACCGTTAAACTGCACTCACTGAAAGACCTCGTTGCCGCTCTGTCTCCAGAAGGCGAAAGCATTATTACCATCAACGAAAGCAACGGCCTCGAAGGTGCGGTGAAAGACCGTGTCAACGAAGCGTACGCTGCGACCCTGCCGACCCTGACGCTGGACGTGCCGGAAGACCACAAAGGCAAGCTGAGCTATCAGGTAACTCCGACCGATATGGACGGCTTCCGTAAGCACGATGCGAACTTCGGTGAAGCACTGGGTTCTATCGTTGCGCCGGTTATCGCTCAGCACGTCAAAGACAACGCTGATGTGGCGCAGATGGATCTGACCGTGAACGTCGGTAACGCTGACTTCTCTACTGTGTTCGCGCGCCCAACCGGTGAGACCCCAACTGAGAAAGAGTGGGCGTCTTCAATCGGCTTTGGCTACAGCACGCCGAAAATGAAATCGCTGGAAGGCAAAGTCCGCAAAGACTTCGGTAAATCATTCTTCGAAACTGAAGATGAAGAGTAGTAACCGCTTTGCCGCTCGGGTGACAATTGAATCTCACCCGAATGTCCATCCTTTCAGTGCGATACGAAAAGATGGCACCATCGCACCCCCTGAAGAACTGGGGATGACGATTACCATTCAACGACCACCGTACGACGTGCCCGAGGTTCCGTATCCGGTTCCGAAGCAGCGTCGACCACGCTAATACAAATCCCCTACTTCGGTAGGGGCTTTCTTTTTTTCTGGGAGACGTTTATGTTTACCTTACCTACCACGCTGCGTGAGCTTATTCTTGCGGCTGGTGAAAGTCCAAAAGCCAAATCTATACTGTCCCTTATTTGTGACCGGGCGGATGCGCACCCTGCGCGTTACCCTAGCTCAACCATTATCAGTGCCGAGAAATTAAAAGGGCTTACTGCCTCTGAGGATGCGGACGTTCACGAACTGATGTTTACGGTTCCCCATCAGCTTGGGTTGGACTACCCGTGCATCTACCTCAATTTCTTGGCACCAAAAAATGGGGCCAGTTATACGCCGGGATCAGACTACGTCAGTTTTGATAATGGCAACGGTCGGATTATCGAGAACAATGTGGTGTTACGTGACCCGAATGGTCTTACGGATATTGAAGTCGATGACCATGGCTTTCCCATCAAGATAAGTTCGATGCTCAAAAGCCGTGACCCGTTAATGAATGAGGTCTGGCGAGAGATTCTTTATCTGAGCGATTCCATGCACTCTATCATCCCGCTGGCAGCATGGGTACACTTCGAGCCACTTCCTGAGCGGGTGTTGAATTTGATTGGTTCGAATCGCAGGACGCACACCCTGCTTCTTTCACCGGCGGCGTTTGGTGGAACCTTCAAGAATTGCGAGATACACCTGACGTGGGAGCCGAATCCAGTTCTGTAAATCGCTGGGAGACTTCGGTCTCCCTTCTTTTTTTTGTTTTTACACGTTAACCTATACATGTGTAGCGAACCACACACAGCGTCCGAGGAACTTACCATGCCCAATCTGGGAACCATTGAACAAATTCATAGCATGCCGCCAGAGCCTGTTGCACAAGCGGTACTGAACATCTTAGAAAACCACCCAGTGAAATTTCCATTGGGGGCCATCGTTGAGGTAGGTATCAGCTTTGAATTCCGGGAGAACCGTATTCCATTGGAATTCTATGACTTCCACTCGCACACGATCAAAATGAAGATGACGGAGAAAGTGCCGTACACTGAGATGCGTGTGTCGTACTTCACGGCCAAAAAAGGCACCAGTAATGAATCTGAAGAATCCTGAATTCCGTAAGAACTTTATGCAAGACATGTTTGCCATCGTAGACATGTACGTTGCTGCCTACAAACTCACCGCGGAAAGTGAAGCGGCGTTTACCGGCACCACCAACTTTGCAGCCGAACTGATTCCCCACACCACGAACGGCTATCAGCGCTTCCTCGATGAACAGCGTCAGTCCGACAACAAGTCCAGCGTGTTGGCCGGCTTCCTGATTAACCTGACTGCGCAACTGAAGGTTGAATTCGGTACTGCACTGTTGGATGAACTGCAGGCCGAAGTCATCAAAGGTAATTTGGTGCAGGCACCTACCGACTCAGCACGTGAAGCGCTGTCTCTCTGGTTGCTCGCCTACAGTGCCACCGGTAAGCCCGAAGACTACGCGCCACCCAGTGACTACAACGCACTGGTCACGTATCTGTTCTTGCAGCGTGCTCGCTGGATGCTTGTCCAAGCGAAAGTGATGGAAGACAAAAAAGAATAAAAGTAACCCCACTCTGATGAGTGGGGTACTTCACTTAATTTTTTTGCCTTAGCCGTTCAGCTGGTTGGTCATGAACTCGTCAGAAACAGAGCGGTAGCCACCCGGCGTTGCATTAACGTCTGGGTTGATGCCATCAGTCTGCTGAGACGGGGTCAGCCAGAGCTTACGAGAATAAGGACGCAGGCCGTACAGCTTCATGCGATCCAGTTCCACATCCGCCGCCTGCATCGCACCCCAACCTGTCCATTGCTGGGAGGTGAAGGAGATAGACAGTTCGTTGGTCTGTGGACCGGTGTTCGGATCACGGTCGCCCGTATCCTGACCGGCCGCTTCTGGAATCATGTTGGTGAGCCAGAAGGCGTTCTGTGCTTTGCGCTGGTACGCATCCGGTTCGATATACAGCACAGTCATGCTATACATGTCCGGCAGGAAGTCAGGCACGTTCGGGTTGATTGCAGCAATCCCCGGGTGCCCTGTGTCCTTGTCCATGATGCCGTACGTCAGCCACGCCCACAGCATGTTCTGGAACACCTTACCGTGTTTATCCGGCGTGGTGTGCGTCACAGCTGAGATAGCTTCGGTAACCATACCCGCTTCATACTGGATACGGTTGTTACGGCCCTGCTGGGTTTGCACCGCTTCGTGGCTCAGGGTCTTGTCCAGACCAGAGATGGTGGAGTGCACCTCAATGAAAGACTTGATTGCCTGACGCCAGATAGCGGGGTTCGGCATGTAGTCCACCCATTTCGGGTATTCCATCACACGGGCGATGACGTTACGACGCAGACGGTGGGCGTTCGTAACAAACTTACCAACCTGTCCAACCGGGCCGTTCTGGGCCGAGGAGAATGGGTTGACCATGTCGTATTTACCGCCGTCGACATGCAGGCCTTGGTCAGGAAGGACCAAACGTTCAACAAGTGCCATGTTCTATCACCCCCGACGTGTCACTTTGATAGTGGTGTTGAATTGAGTCAGCAATACACCGCCGGCACAGTTCAGGTCCAGTGTGATTGAGTACCCGTTCGCGATGTCTTCTGCTGTGAAGTAGGCTTTTGGCGTGATATCAGCGATACCATCCAGACGACCTGCTAAACGAGCAATGATGTTGTTTTCAACATCCTTCGCTACTTCGTCACGGGTCATGCGGTCTTCACCAGTGGTGTCGGCCCATACACGATCCGAAACGCGGTAGACGTAGGTCATCGCGGCGTTGAACATTGCGTTGTTCAGAACGGAACGGTCTTCGCTGTAGATAGACTGAATCGCCGGAATGAACAGACGGTAGTAGTCGAAGCTACGCGCGGTGATGAGGTTCGCTTCCCAGTCGGAGGCGTACACGTCATTACCCTTCCACGGCTGTGACAGGTCAGCCAAATCTTCAATCACGGTTTTGGAACCGCGGTTAAAGCGAGCTGCTGTCTTACAGATACCGTCGCCCGCACCCATGTACTTGGAGAAGAAGCTTGCGATACTGTAGAGCATCGGCACGCGCTTTTTCCAGCTGGAGTTACGGATGATGGCAGACTGGCCTGCAATCAGACCACGCGCCGCCGGGGTGCCGAAGAAATCGGATTCCGGGATGGAGGTGATCATTTCGTTCAGCGCAATCTTCGCGGCTTCTTCCGTCTGGTCGTCGTTGATACCTTGGTTGTGCACGTGCGTACACAGTGCCAAGAAGGTATTACGGGAACCGCCGAGGAAGTTACACAGCGACTGTTTGGTTTCCATGCTGAAACCGGAGTCCCAGAGGAAGCCCAGTGAGTATTTCAACTCATTGTCGTAGCGCACTTTACCGCCGTCCGGGAACAGCTGCATTTCACGGCTGACGAGTTCGTCATAGACGTCGTCATTCATGGTGCCATCTGAACCGCCAGACAGGAAGTGGATATTGCTGCCACCCAGAATCGCTTTGCCGGTCACGGTTGCAGAGTTAACCTGCAGGCCGTCGTACAGACCACCGTTCAGGTCGTAACCTGCGAAGATGTCCACGAGCCATTTCGACTTAGGCGCTTTCGGACCCACAGCCGCGAAGGCCAAGTCCAGAATCGCTTCCATGTTTTCTTGGTACACGTAGAACTCTTCGAACGGGCCGTAATCCGGCAGGTTGCCGTAGTCAGGCAGCTTGTTACGGTAGCTATCCGCAACAACGTTGGCGAAGTCCAAGTCCAGCTTCATCGCTTGATAATATGCATCAGGCATAAAGCTGAAGTTGATGCTGCTGAGTCCAGCGATTGTCTTCCAGATAACGGGAGACGTAACCCCTTTCAGGGTTTCGAAGAACTGCAGGCTGAACACGCGCGCGCCAACGTCTTCTTGATACTTCGCCGACAGAGCCGGTGAAGATTTGGCATGCAACGGAACGAGTTTATAGCCGAAGCCATTCGCGTCCGCGCCCGCATATGGGGCTTTGATGTCCCACATCGGATAAAGCTTGGACTTCTGACCGCCGGAACCGGTACGATCGCCATCGACGACTTTACCATTTTTGAATTCACCGGTTTGTTCACTGATTTCGACAATGCGATAAACAATGTCCAGACCCGTGACCTGTGAATCTACTTTCGGTTTACCGTCAGCACCGTACTGCACTGCACCGTTGGCGTCACGCGCGTATTTGGGAACTTCCGTTTCCAGTACGTCGGCGACCATGCGGTGCGTTGCGGTTGCGGCATCATCCGGCACCAAACGCTGCATCATCATCTCGTTCGCGTTAGCGTTGAACATCGCCATGAATGGGGTGTTGAACGTAACGAACGGACTGCGCAAATCGAACAGGTTGCGTCCGAACAGAGACAAAGCATTATCCCCGACAACCGGGAACGCCTCGTTGTCCACATTGCGCTGCGCGAAGGTGAAGATCAGCGGCTTATGAATCGGGTCACCGGTTGGTGTCCGCACAAGCGGTAGGACAGAGATATCCTGCCACCCCTGCTTGTTATTCAATGGCGCGCCGTTTCGTGGAATAAAAATACTCATGGACGCTTCTCCATACATTCGTCTTTAAAGACCAGATGGTCATACTAAGGTAATCACCCATGGCTCTCGAAAACGCTTACACAGGCAACATCTTTCGCAGCTTTGATATCACGTCAATCAAAGCCCAGATTCTTCTGGCACGCGGACTCAATCAAACAGTTGCGCAGTCGGATGAAGTCCACTACGTGGTCGAGACTGCCGATGTGACACCGTTTCCTCTCCCGATTATTATCGAGAATGACGTGTATGTAGATGCACGTACATTTACCACGCTGGATAAAACCGGCGCGCTAAAAATTCGAAACCCGATCGAGCACGCTATGCGACTCGACCAGGCCCGTTGGGAATTGGTGTGGAAACGGAACAACGGTAAGTTGGGTGCGCTCATGGCGCAACTGCCCTACCACCATGAAGTTTTCAGTAAATGGGTGAGTGATACAATCTCTCATGCATTTTCACTCGCTCCATATCAAAGCGGGCAAGTTCAAGCTTTGGCTGCAATGTTCTCAGTTGGGCAGTTCTATAACAACTTTTCTGACGATGCGCAGATGTTCCGGTTGCAGCAATTAATGAGCCGCGACCTCGGGATTCCGTTCAACTTGTTTGAGTCGGTGACCGGGAATACGGAGCACCTGTTCCCACGCGACGCCACTGAGTTTGTGGAAACCCTGAAGGCCGCAGACATCACGCCACGCCTGAGCGACTTCTCTGTCTTAACCCTGAACCAAGCGCTGGCAACCAGCTTCTTTGGTGTGAGTTACGACAAACAGTTGTGCTGGAGTGCGATTGAATATCCGCCGTCTCTGCTGGTGATGATCAAAGCGTGCTTAGAGCATAACATGTACAACCGCTCCCGTTTGGGCGGTGTGGTGAAGAAAACCAACGTGTCGAAGAAAAAGGACAAGTTCCTCTTTACCTACAACACGATTCTGAACCAGTCGTCTAAACCGACCAACATACAGTAAGAGGCACGTCATGGAGAAATGGCTCGTCCACCACGCAGCGCAAAATGCGTGGCAGCGCCCGTATCTCGATGGACAACTGAATGTTCGCCCTGCCCGTTTGACTCCGGTCACGGGCGGGATTAACTTTGTGCGTGAAGGCGGGGGCTTAACCCCGATGCCAGACCAAGGTTCATGGTGGCACGTTTTCCATATCGGAAAGCTGCACCCGAGCTACGGCAATCTGGCCATTGGGGCCGGGATGTGGAAACGCGTCTCAACCTGCATCAATGTCTTTAGCGCATTCATTCTGTTGTACAACGAAGCGGGTGTCACGATTCCGGCACACAACGCGTATTTCTACCGTCGCCCGAACGGTGCGGTGTTACTGGCCATTCCCCAGTCTGACCGTTACAAGTGGCTGGAGACTGACGGTCTGTACGTGCGCTTTTATCCGGGTTATGACGGCGGCTCTAATGCCCCGTTGGTGAACCCAACCAGTATTGAGTACCACAGCATCTCCACCCTGCAGAACCGGCAGAAAGCGTTTGACCGTTATTCACTGCTTCGTTCAACCGCCAAAGGTTACGTGACGCTGTGGGTGAACGGCAAGTGCATTGATAACCCGGTGACCTCGGATGTGACGTTGTGGGATGATTTTGAAATCCGTATCGACGGTCGTGTCAAGCGCGTGGTGGATTTCCGTTGTGGCGACCTGCCAAGCTTTATCTCGGAGCTGGATGGAAAGCGTAAGTATCTCTTGCACTTACCCAAACAGAACGGGACGTGGGCGTTTAACAACGACATCGAAATCCATGTGCTGTACAAACGCGAAGTGCGTTACTACCACCGTCACCGTCAACAGGCTGTGCGTAACCTGACGTGGAACGACTTGTCGATTCCAACCGAGCGTATCTCGCAGCTGCTGAACTCGTACTCCACGGGTGTCAGTGATATCGATGACATCACCATTCGGGTGCTGATTCGTGACGACTTCTTAGACTTGCCGCCGTTGTTCAATACCGACCATGTGCACGACCTCTACAAAATGAGCGATGACCAAATCATTGCGGCGTTAGTGGGTGCGCAGGCGACGTTACCGACGTGGCAGGCCTCGAAGCTCGAACAGTCTTACGCAAACCGACTGGCCGCTGCGAAGCCGCGTAACATCACCCGTGAGTTCTGCACCAAGGCGTACGGCTACAATGCCATTACGCGTTATGCCGCAGACACCCCGCAACGTCTGTCACTGGACGCCCGTGGTTGGTTCTGTGAACTCCCGGCACTGTTGGCCGAAGAGTCCGCGGTGTACGAGTACGACGGCAACGGGCTGCTGTTGGGTTATCAGGCGCACAAGGGTGGCAGTGTCTATTACGCCAAGAACCCGAAAGCCCGCATCGTGGAAGCGATCGCAGGCTCAGCCGGGACCTCGGTCAGTATCACGGACAACGCACCGGACTTCACTATCGCTGATGGTGACAACGTGGGACTTTGGATTCGCATCGTGAAAAGCGATGTGCCAACCGATGACTACTACGCTGCGGTGGAAGGGGATGACTACACCCGTAATGGCAATCTGATTACGTGGAAGGTTGACCGCACCCGTCGTCACCCAACAGTGATTCACGACAACCAGCACCTGTTCTTTGAAACCACCGTGAAGTTAACGGAAGGTGAGATTCGTGTGCCGGTGACAGCGACGAACCAGAACGGCGATGCGCGGACGTTGTGGATTCCGATGGAGACGGTCGAGGCGTGGTTAAACGGTCACCCACTGGTGCACTCGATTGACTACGTGACCCATTGGCCGGATGTGGCGGTGGTGTGTAAGTCGTGGTCATCAGACAGCGACAGCAACCGGATTTCGATTCGTGCACGTGGGGTAACGGGCGAGTTAAAGATTCCGAAATGTGGCTTTGTTGCCAACGGGCTTTTCTCAAACAACTCCCACTTCGATGTGCGTGATGACAAAGTGATTCGTGTTGTGGCCGGTGGCGGTCTGTTACTGCGCGATGATGTGGTGTTCCGCGAGGACTCCTCTATCGGCTCCGATATCGTGGCCGACGGTTTCCCGTTCTCGGTGGATGACCCAACGATTCCGTTACGGGATACAGTCGTGGGCGACACCTACGAGTTGCGTGATGCAGCCCGGGCATTGGACAGCGCTGTGGAGGATTACCTCTCAGTGAAGTTACCAACGCCACCACCAAACCCGTTGGTGGAGATTCCGCACTGGTACCATCTGTACTCGCCATTGCTGAACAAACTACTTTGGGACCATAAGTCCGGTGCCCTCACGTTGGTTGAGGATGACCCGAACTATCGTATCTCCACGCAACAGCTCGATGAGATTATGACGCGGTATAACTACCTGCTGAAATTCGACCCGGCTTACGTGGGCTACGATGAGGTCTTTGTGAAGGTGCACCCACACATCCAGTATTCTGTCATGGAAGTGGATGAGTTGATGTTTGCGTTTGCCGACCGGGTGAACCAACGTTACTTGCGTGGCAAAGTGCAGCTAAACCAGTATCTCAAAATCAAGGGCTAAGCCATGGCTTTATCTTCAGGCATTATCGACAAGGACCGCGGCTGGCGTCCGTGGGGTGCCGCTGATCTTTACAACGATATTACCCAAACGGGCTTTGTGCCGAACCCAACCGACTGGATTTATCACCCGGACACCAACATCGTTTATAAAGTGCTCACCGTTAACTACAGTGTGCCTTCGTGGACGGTGGAACTGTTAAACGGGATTCCGTTGGTCAATGACGGCAAACCGCTGGGCGGGCATTATCCTCTGCGCTCGGATAAGTTTCGCATCTACGTCGACTCCAGCAAAAACCCGGCAACCTTAGCGTTTGATAAGAACGTGACATGGAACGGGGCGGACTTGGAAGGGATTCGTATCTTCCGTGGAACGGACATTACCGACAGTGGTGAAATCCTTTCCGGGTCGTACAAAGATGGCCGACTGGATAAAACCTATCTGCCGCTGCAGGCGATTTCGAACCAAGGTGCACAGACGGCGGTGAAGCAGGCCCTTCCGGGTGCCTGTCTGGCTGCGGTTGAGCACGGTGACATGTTCAGCTTTGTGGTGTACGATGATGTGGGTAACGGCGTAGCGATGGGGTCAGGGTATATCGTCAAGACCAACTTGGTGATGGCACTCGAAACCCCAGCCCGTACTGTGCTCAACATCAAACTGGTGAGTCCGTTTATCTCGGGTGATGACTCCTCGGTGTTGACGCTGCCGATTAACATGCCACTGGAATCCATCCCGCTGTGGTGTGAGGTGCAGTACAACGACGGGATAAAAACACTCGCTGTGGATGGCTCTCGTGTGAAACTGAACGGTCTGCGTAACTCTGGTGCGCACGACACGTACTACATTTCCTCGAACGCCGGTAACGAGTTGCCACTGACGTTAAGCTACCAGTTGGCGAAGGGTGAGTCGTATGCGGGTGATAACCTTATCGATGGCAAAACCATTGTGAAAGATTACACCGCCGTGACCGAAGCGGTCGATGGGGCCTACTCCATGAAACTGTTTGTGATTCCAACGTGGCTCGATTCCACACGCGGCTATCGCTTGCAGTATCTGTTGTACAACCTGACCCGTGGTACAGTTTACGATGCGACCTCACAAATCACCTACACCGGGGGCTCGTCGTTTGACCCAACGCTCTACGGGGTGAAGCAACGCCTTAACGTGCAATGTGACATCAGCAAGGTCAACACTGCCTACCGTCCGTACACGCACCCGCAATCCTTCAGTGTCACGCTGATGAATCCGGGTACGGAGAAAGACACCAACTTCACACTGGAGTATCTGCCTAACGGGCTGAAGTACGGTGAGAAGATTTGGGCGGAGTTTAAATACTCCAACGTCACCTACTCTGAACTCGATGTGTCTTGTCAAAAGACCTCGAAGGCAGAATGGTTGGCGGCACTGTTCGACCCTGTGTACCCGCTGTACGATCGTCGCAACGAAGATGGCCCACCGGTGCCTACCCATTTCCAGATTCACGTAGGGGGCAATATCTACACCTACGAAATCGACGACTGGATGAGCAAGAAGGTCATCAACTACAAAGTGGGGCTGGATGCGTCACTGGTGATTCGTTGGCTGCGCCGTACTCCGACTGATGAGCTGCAATTAGGGGCAACCCCGATGTTGGCACACCACATCGATTAAAAAGAACTGCGTACCCCCGGCCGAAAGGTCGGGGGTACCGGGAGGACTGTATGATCTTACGCGAATCGGATTGGGGAAGCCATCCCGGTGCGATTATCCACGACAACACACGTAACAAGCACTTCTTAGGATTTGCGGATACGTTGCTGGGGTTGGGGGTACAACACTATTACCTGCATCTTGCGTTGCACAATCCCGACCTGAAAGACGTTGACCCGTTTGACCCTAATCTGACGATTCAACAAAAGGCGGACATCGTTCACGAATGTGCAGAGAACCCGTGGTACTACTTCCGTGAATGCTTACGCGTTCCGGCAGATGGTTCAACCGGTGTCCCGTTTAAAATAGACCGCGGTAACTTTGCGCTCTACTGGATTTTCTTTAACAACATCGACGTCGCGCTGGAGTTCCTCCGTCAGCACGGTAAAACCATCGGTGTGGCCTCACTGGAATCGTGGCTTCTGCGCTTTCTGGAAAACTCGCGTACCATCCATGTCACCAAAGGGCCGGTACTGCGTGAGGAAACCATCAACACCTTGAAACGTCTGCGTGACGGTCTGCCGGATTACCTGTGGCCGATTCACAAAGATGACCCGGACAACAAAGAGTCGTTTGCCTGTCTGGCCATGGGGAACAAACTGATTACCGCGATTGGTCAGAACGACCAGCAGTCAGCGAACGGTGTGGGTCGTGGACTCACCGCCGGCCGTCTGTTCTCGGATGAAGGCCCCTTCACCAAACACATTCACGACATCTTACCCGCCGCACTGGGTTCCGGTACCGCGGCGCGTCGTATCAACGAAGAGAACGGGGTACCCTACGGCAACGTGTTCGCCACAACGCCGGGTGACTTGGCGACCGAGGAAGGCAAGTTCATGTACGAACTGATGACCTCGGGGATTATGTGGGATGAGCGCTATATCGATATCCCGTCGCGCAAAGAGTTAATCGATTTGATTCGACTGAACTCCACCGCCCGTATCCCGCGTATCATGTTCTACGTGAAGTTCACGCACCAACAGCTGGGCACCAGTGACGAAGAGTTAGCAGGCATGATTGCCAACGCCACCGGTACACCCGACCAGATTCGTCGTGACTACGGTGGTCAGTGGACCACAGGTGGACTGAACAAGCCGTTCTCTGAAGAAGATGCGGCAAGGATGACGAAGTCACGTACGCGTGCCGAGTTCAAAGATATCTCCGCGTCGGGTTATGTCACCGACTGGTATTATAAGGAGTCTGAATTAGGCAGCAAGTTGCGAGCACGACACATCATCGGTTTGGATACCTCCGAAGCCGTGGGTCGAGATGCCATCGCAATGTCGATTGTGAATTCCGAGACTGCCGAGATGGCGGGTAAATTAACCGTAAACGAAACCAACGTTATCGGCTTCGCCATTCACCTCGCGAATTTCATGATAAAATATGAGAATACTGTTTTGATTCTCGAAAGACGTAGTACAGGGTCTTCGGTTGCCGATGCGATTATCTTGCAGCTGCAATCCAAGGTCCGTGATTTACACCGACGTCTGTATGTGCGCATTACCCAGGACTTTAGTCGTAACGATGACCTCTTTAAAGAGTACCATCGTGGTCCGGGCAATTTCCCAGAGAAGTTCTGGGATAAGTTCCGTAAGTACATTGGCTTCTCTACGGATCAGAACAAACGCCTTAAGCTTTATGGTGAAGTCTTTACCATGGCCTTGCGTTTGTCTGCGCACCTCATCCGGTCTGGGGAACTGATAGACCAGATTCTCAGTTTGGTCGAACGTAGTGGACGTATAGACCACCAACGTTCAGGGCACGATGACTTGGTTATCTCTTGGCTGCTGGCTATGTGGCTGCTCATTTTCGGTAAGAATCTCGGTCACTATGAGATTTCCAATCACCGTTTGATGATCCGTAACAAAACCATGCTCGAAGGAGGTGATACTCAAGATGAAGAAAAGTTGGTGGAGGAAGAACAAAAACAACAACAGCTGATGGGTGAGATTGAGGCGGTCATCCGTAGCATGCAGGGGGTTGCATGCCCAGTGAAGACCATGCAGTTGAAGAATAGGCTTCAGCACCTTGTCAGTCAACTTAACACTGATATGCGAAATGTCGCATCGATGGAAAGTCTTAAGGACTTGATCCAGCGGCAAAGGATGAATTCATGACTGTATTTTACTTTATAAGTGTGTTCATTGTGTGGGGCATTGTTTTTGCTATTGCAACGCACCTTTTACACGCTGTCCGGGACTACGGTCGACGGGAACGTTTAGGCGTGGTAGCTATTGCCCGCTGTAAGGTTATCGTCATCTCGTTTGTTCTGGTTGCCGGAATGGCTTCTAATTACGGCATGTCACAAGTTTATCGAATGCATCAGGCGGCAGTAGTGGCGGCTGAATCGGCGGTGAAGGTTGCCTAATACTGCACCACCAAAAAATTAATACCCCCGACTCAGGTCGGGGGTATTTCTCTTTATTTTTTTAGACCGCGATAGCGCGGACTAAGAAGTACAAGAGAAGGGCAGTACGCACAGCGGAAAGGGCAGCGTCGTCTCGCAGGTGGGTCTCTTTCTTGGCCAGCGCTTCGATACGCTTACGCAGAGAAAGCACGTATTCGTTCGAGGCCTTGGCGGCTTGATAGAGTGCCCGCATCCGGTTGAGAAGCGCAGCAACATCACGGAAGTTAATGCGGTTGGCCACAATCAAATCAAACGAGTGGCTCAGGGTGTCCTCCATAATCGCCTCTACCTCTTGACGCTTCTTGCCAAGGGGTAAGTCTGCAATGTAGAGCAAAAGCGTTTTGAGGGCGTTAGGGGACGCTTTAGGCACCATCTCGAGTACCACGCGGGCCAACTCTTCCTTGTACAGGTTATTGATGCTGTAAGACGCATCGAACAGGTTCTGTTTGGCGGTGTTAAACGCGGTAACCTTGTCGCGGATAATCGATTCACCGTCCAGCTCCACACGGGCAGACTGGGTAATCACACGGCTGTTCTCACGACGTACCCGATCGAGGACCGCGTAGTAGTCCTTGACCGTTTGTTTGGTACGGGTGTTTAAGTCGGTGATAAAGCGAATCAGTAACCCGGGTTGGTCGAACTTCTTGATGGTCTCCCAGTGCGGAGACTCTTTGGAGCAGAAGTCTTGGGCACGTTGCTCGATATGCGCACCCCAGTTACCCAACCGACGGATGTCGAACTTCAGGGAAAGCTGGGAGTAGGTCGCTTCGGCGGCGGGCATGTCGACCGGCTTCGGGAAGAAGTGGTAGTAGATGCTCGAGTAAAACTTAAACTGCAGCAGCTTCACAATCTCAACGGCGGCTTTGTGAAAGTCTTTGTCCCCGAACATCGGCATCATGCGATGCACCATGTACGCAACGGTCAGGTTCATGGTATCAGACGCCACGTTCCACGACGGGTCAACCGTTTTGGTGTTGGTGATAAGCTCGGTCAGCAAATCCTCATCCACCACGAGCACTTGGTCAAACAGGGCATAGCGATCGGTATCGAAAAAACGAATGGTGTGTACGCCAAGCAGGTTCGAGCCAAACCACTCGATATTTCCCTCGCGAGAAAAAACACCCGAAACGTAATGCATGATTCGTGTGCAGAGCTGTTTGTTAAACGTGACCTTCTTGAACGCTTCATCAAACGCTTTGAGCAGGGCCGGGTTCTTCAACGATTCCGTGGCAATCTTCTGCTCGTCATCGTAATCGTCGTCGTCCCAATGGCGCTGACCATAGGGGACATGACTCCGGTGTCCGCCCTCGACATATCCACCCCGATTAAAATCATACTGTAACTCTGGCATAGGGGAACCTCTAACTTTTTACGGATAGATATTATAAATGTGATAGTATACACCTATAAATCTTTTTAAATCATAAGGAGTTATCATGTCTGGTGAACTACTGCGCAAGGTCGACTGGTTCGACCAGATGCGAAAGCAGGAAATAAAACCTGATGAGCAAGTCAAGCTCTGGATACAACCCCACGGGTGTCTTTGCGAAATCCGCGAAGTCGCCGGTTTACCGGTATTGGTAAACGGTGAACACCACGTACTGAACTCAACCTTTGCACGCACGCTGTTCGATGCGGGCATCGTCGGTCAGGTGATAATCCACACGACCGAGAGTATTCCACAAAACACCGCGAAATGGTTAACGTGGTGGTTGAGTGGAGATCCAGCCATGGACGATGAGAAGGTCCGTACCATTACGGTTTACACCTTTAGCCGTCGACCGAAAACGGCACTGCCGTTCAAAGTCGAAGTGGTGGAACCGATTCTGCTGCAAGCCTGTAACGTCAAATCCACCGTTGGAATGCAATCCCGTAATTATCAGGTTTCGCTCTTTGTCGTAGAACGAACCAACGGGAAGAAGTACAGTCTCGAACCCCAGCGTTATGTCGTGTGCACAATCCTTGCCTGTACCAAGTACGGGTATGTCCTGTGCTCCGATAATAACAACGTGTTCTTGGCTGACAAAATCTCCCGACATGTCCAAGCCCAATTGCAAAATGCCAAGTTACGTTTGGACGATTTAGTCGGGACGCGTGTGAAAGTCCAGTTCACGATGTACACTGATGGTCAAAGGCTTTGCAACTACAAGAACCCGATTGTGCATCGAAGTAGCGCCCTCGACGACATGGGTGCTCTCAACACCCCGGCATACGATGGCCCGTATCTCTTCGCGCCATCTCCACAACCCCGCAACGCAATGCTCACGTCGACGCGTTGTACCCGTGCACGAATTACCCTCGAGGAGGAGGTAATTTGTGGCCGTGATGCTGAATCTGGCGCTATCCTATTCACATTCCGCAAGGGAGTAGAACCCGGTGTATATGGGGCGGAAATGGGAATCGGTGGTCAGGTCGAACACTGGCGATTTGAATCTCCCTACTCTGTTGACGCATTAGACCCCAATGGGTTTGTGCGCGTGCTCGAACCGTTGATTTACTTTGCAACGGGGTACAGCCTTCAGCGTATTGGACTGCACTTCGCCGACCACACAAAGCAGTCTCTCATTGCATAGAGGAATTTTATAATGCTTACCGCAACACCAACGATGAGGCCCGCAGTAAACATCGTCTGCCAAGACCGCAGACTGGTGGAACTTTGCGACCAGTATATCATCACCGCCATTCTCAATCACCACCCGCATGTTTATTTCGATGGGTCACAACTGCTGGCGGCAGCAGCGGTACTCCGTCGACTCGAAGGTCGCCTGACCATCGTTGAGTTCTGTGACTTCATGGATCGCCAACCGGACATCATGGCCGGACTGGTTGCCCTGACGCAGGACGGTGTGGGGTCGTTTGACAACGGCATCGGCAACTTCCTGGACTTCAGTTCAGGCTTTGATGGTGGCATGATGTTCATCACCAAAGAGCGTTTCGACGCTGTGTGGCAGTTCCTGATGATGAAAGGCGTGAACGTACCTTACCAGCTGAGCATGTTCAGCCATTGGGACATGAACGTCATGGGCGAGGCAGGGATTTGGGTCAAACCAATTCAGCTCGCTCTGGATGGTAACACGATACATGCCTAATGCAGTATCTGAGTCGGCGCGTCTCTTCTGAGCGCCGACTTTCCTTTCCACCCATAGGGTGGAACTCATTTCTTTTTTTTTTGCCTCAAGCCCCTTCTGGCACTAAGCATTGGTTATTTTTTAACCAGCGATTATCCCCTTTCAGAAACCGCACTGAAAAGCATTCTCAGGGCTTTCATTCTGACCCGGTACATTCGGATAGGTGAAGGGGAGAACGGGCCACAGCGTGGCGTACAGTGCGTTTTAGAGTGGGTTGGGGGCAAAGTTTGCGGGGAGGATTTGGGAATCGCAAAATCGCCGGGATGCGAAATCCCGTTTGGCCGACGCCGCCGCGCCGATCAAAAATACACTAGCGCTTGCGCGATTTAGGGGGATTTAAAATGGCTTAGCCTTGAGAGACGAAATCTCTTGAGTCTCTCTGCTAAGTGTTTGTTTTCCTTGGTAATTCTCTCTATCCACTTTTAAAAAATACTTAAAAATCAATTACTTATTTACTTCTTAAAAATTCCTTTTTAAAACAACAAGTTGCGATCCTAAGTGATCCCTTCTATATACGCGTGCGCGTACGCACGCCATTTCCTACAGGGATCTTTTTGTTTTATATAATAAATATTATTTAATTATATTTATATAATTATAATAAGAGATCATTATACCGCGCCCGCCCGCGTGCGTGATCCTTATTAAGAGATTTTATCGGGAAAGGGATTGATCGGGGGGTAAATCCCCCTGTCGGATTTTTTACAGGGGTGTGTAGTATTCTATGCAAATCGCGATGTTGAGCCAAAACATCCAGAGAGACTTCCGCATCCAACCGATTGGTCATTGGCGATGCTTGCCGTAGTCCATGAGTCTCGCTTTCCAAATCGAGATTGACCCCAGCCACTGTCCGAGCTTGGCGGTGGGTGTAACAGCCCACCGAACTTTTCCAAACGCCGTGAGTTATTATCTATGGCGAAACGCATTCGGTTTCACGAGCAATCGGGAAACGTAACCAGACTAGCGCCAGCTGCTAGTATCTTCGACTGGACTACGAACCAGCGAAGACCCCTGACATGTGTATTCAGGTTGCACATGCCAGTACCAGTTGCCTTGCCCCTTACGCGGGGGCCTTTTTCGAATGCCTTCTCACGAGGACATTGGAAAACGGTGCAACACGACTTCGCCTACGGGCAGAGTTCAGGTTCCTGTCTTACCCACCGTCGCCGTTAAGCTGAGCGGCACGCGGTGGCGGTTTAGGGTTGCGGGTTACCGCATCTGAAATCTTGACAGGTACCGTGGCAGTCTTGGGAGTGAGCTAGGTCGGCGCGCAGAGTACGCTGCGTTCGGCATCCGCCAACTGGTTGCACAGTTGCGTTGGGTGGCTGGCCTGCTCCCCCAAGGCGTGGCCAAGAGCATGGTGTGCCTTCTGAGGGGGAGGGCACCAGAGTGAAGAGGTGGTCCAGACTATCTTGGCGGCTCGGGAAGACGAGAGGGGTGGGTGTCCTCGCTGAGAAGCGTCGGCACCTAGCTGATATTTTTTACGGGTTAGTTCCTCCCTGTGTATAAAACTCAAGGAGCTAATCATGATTGACCAAAGCAATCTCAACAAGAACCTGTCGCTTAGCCGAACCATCGATGTTCTTGGCATGCCCGATTGGTTGAAGACCAAAGACTCTTCGGTTATCGACGCCCTGATGGCCGAAGTATTCGGCGTGTATCTGGGTCACCGTAAACATCCGGCTGAGGACGTGCCTGACCGCTGGCTCACGATTACAGCAGGCGGGGCCGGCAAGGATGTGTGTATCGAACAAGGTCGCGGCGACAAAAGCGACGATGTCGAGGTTTACCATCGCATGCTTGCCAGTGCACTGACGTTGCTGATGAACCGCATCGCGCGTGATAGTCCAATACACGAGCCACGCGCAGCTCGCCCCCTGTGGGATTTTGTGGCAAAGCGTAATCCACCCGAGTGCGATTTTGTGGTCGACGGCGAAGCAATGCCAGTTGCCCAGTTCGTGGAGTGGATTCGTTCAGCCGACGACGAATACCACAACCAGTACGCCGCATTGCTCGAGCGGGATTTTGAATCGCTGCAGTTCATGCGTTTTCCAAACGACGTAGCAGTGGCGGTTGTTGGTAAACTCAATCCGGGTGCCGGCCATTATCGTATTCCGGTTTGTGTAACGTACCACGAAGGCATCAACGGTGTCCTCAAGGCGATTAACGAACTCGTTCGTACTTACCACAAATCCACGATGAGAACGAACACGTTTGATTTCGTCACCTCGATTAATCCGAGTGTGGGTGAAACAACCGACCGCTAATCTTTTTACAAGACGGAGGTGTGTTATGCGCGAAGAGCAACGTCGTTCTCTTCAGCCGTTAGAGCGCCTGCGTTAACGGGGCAGAGCATCCGTATAAACACTCATGAGGAGTAACACTGTGGCAAAGACCGACATGGTTTTCATCCATGACGAGGAAACCAACCGTCGGTATCTTAAACGCGGTGGTGCTCGTCTGTGCTTAGACGATGAACCTGACAAAGGCGCATCGTTCTACGCAAGCTGTGCAAATGTGACGGCGAAGTCTACCGGCACAATCGAAGTTATCCTCAAGCCGAAGAAACGCGGCAAGAGCAAGTAACCCAACCTCGGCATGAGACGACCCGGATTAACCCATCTGGCCCTCGATGCTAACACCGCATGTCGCAAGACGTGAGTGATGGGTTGGGAAGTGAGTATGAAAAAGAAAATTAACTCTCCGGTGTTGACCGACGACAAAGGTCGACGTTACGTAGAGCGACAGGGCGCAGTAGCTTATCTCGATGAGCGGCACGCATCCACTCGACCTAACCGTAAACCTGAAGAGAAATAAAATTTAGCCTGCAAGTTCACTGTATCCAAAAGCACGCTGTCCAATCGGACGTAAATTGCTTAGGAGAACATTATGAACTTGTATTTGCTGAAAAGACTCGATGACGTAGATTACGATGAGTACGATTCCATTGTCGTGGCCGCCTCTAACCGGGGCGCTGCGCGGAACACTCGTCCGAAATACGGACACTGGACAAGTGGTGGCTGTTGGGAAGACGACTGTGATGGTAGCTGCGAAGAAGGCATCCGCCTGAGCGTTACCTGTATCGGTCGTACCGACTTACCGGCGGGCGTTGTCCATGAGTCATTTTGTGCAGGCTAGATAACGGTGGGCTTCGGCCCACCACACTGGAGCAGTGGCCGAGTGGCTTAGGCGAGTGATTGCAAATCACTTTACGGCGGTTCAATTCCGCCCTGCTCCTCCATTTTGATTCTTTCGAGACTCGAATGAAACTGAAGACCAAGTTGTACATCGCGGCGGCATTGTTCTTCATGCTGCTCGGTCACTTCGTTGGCCGAATCATGACACTGTTCGGTATCGTTCTCGTTATCGGCTTTGTCGTCGTTCTGGCTTGGCCTGTCATCAAGCGACTCATTCCTAAACGGAAGAGCACCTGATACGTGGTAGGGACGTTCCCCTTAGCACGCTTTCTTTCTTAACACAAGGTTAACAACAATCATGAGAAAGTTACTCATTGGAGTATTGGCACTTTTCAGCTTTTCGGCACTGGCAGGCGAGAATGTGGTCATCACCACAGGACAGCAGGGTTTAACCTACAACTCCGTTTACGGGGTGAACTTAGCCGGTGCTCTGGCCGAGTTCGGTAACAAGTCGCAGGTCGTCCCGTCCAAAGGGTCGCTGGATAACCTCGACAAAGTCGCGGCGAATGAAGCACAGGTTGGCTTCACGCAGGCAGATGCATTCCAGTTCTGGCGCAACAAGCACCCGAACGAAGCGCAGAACGTTGACATCGTTGGCCAGTTGGCCAAAGAGTGCGTCTGGGTAGCCGTGAAGAAAGACGGCAAAATCAGTAAAGCAGAAGACCTCACCAACGGCGCGAAGATTGCGGTTGGCGAACCTGATAGCGGCTCGTATGCCAGCTGGCAGTATCTGCAACAACTGGTGAAAGAATATGGTAAGGCTGAGACCTACGCAAAAGGCGGTATCCGTTCACTGGCCAAAATGGCTACCGGTGAATACGACGCCTTCTTGTGGGTATCGGCTCCGGGCAAGAACAACAAGTTCCTTGATGCGGTTAATCAGGACGGTTCTGGCTTGCAGATGATTGATATGTCAACGTGGAACGTTAACGACAAACTGCCTAACGGTCAATCCGTGTACACCAAAGAGTCTGCGAAAGTTAACGGCGCATTCTTCGGTGGCAGTGTCGATGTTCCTTGTACGACCACGCTTGTTGTTGCCAACAACAACAGTAGCGACGATCTGCTTGAAGCCGTGTCGACGATTCTACTGAAGAATCAGTCTCGTATCCTCGGCACAGCGAAGTAATTATCTGACAACTCAGCGGTGCGGGCTGATATCCCCATCGCGACGGAAGCGAGATAACGGTTATCGCATGCTAAGACCGCAAGCAGACCCTTAAGCCTTGCGCAGCCGGGACACACAAAGCACTACTGCTAATCCGGTAGGTGTCCCGTCCGTCCACAACTTATTCGATGAGCGTAAAATGATTAGAGCCTTTGTGCATCATGCTCTTGGCCTTCTTCGGAATGTCATTAGCAACATGCGCTTCTGGAGGCTCGATACTTATTGGTTATCAGGCTGTGGGACTGTACGCCATAAACCTGTTTCAGGGCGCAAGCCCTCAACTGCGGCGAACGTCGTGAAGGAAGAAGGTCAAGCACCAGCCCATTAAGCTGACTCGCTGACATAGGCAACCTTCACCCACAATTTGAAAATAACTGATGGGATTGAGTTCCCAGATGCGAAAGAGCAGCTGTGTGCTGCAGTTGGCGCGGTACCTCAAACGGCCGGTACGTCACGAATTGAAAGTAATAGGGGTCGGTGCTTGGAGGCGCTAAGACCTGTCCGCGGACAGGCTCAGAAGAAGAAGTCCATCGACACCCGTTTAACCTTTAGTTAGTATATATGTTGCAGGCATAGCTCAGTTGGTAGAGCATCTGATTTCCAATCAGAGGGTCGTCAGTTCGAACCTGACTGTCTGCTCCAAAAATGTAATTACAGGTTTACACTGTATTATGTACAAGACATGTGCGCTTAGATAAACTGTTGCAAAAATAACAAGTTATCTCAGTACATATGTGCAATGGTTGTGTCACGTTGGCGTGAGTTGGGTTTACGGCAGGCAAACGGACGTAAGCACTTCGTGGTTCAATTCCACAACACAACCCTCTTGTTATGTATAAAGAATTCTGGCAAGGTACTCAAGCGGTTAACGAGAGCAGACTGTAAATCTGCCGCCTTCGGGCTTCGTTGGTTCAAATCCAACCCGTGCCACCAGTTATACACCCATCGTCTAGCGGTTAGGACCGCTGCCTTTCGAGCAGTTAACCGGGGTTCAAATCCCCGTGGGTGTACCAAATATTCCCGTCATCTAGTTGGTTAGGATACGTCACTTTCACTGACGGTACACGAGTTCAAATCTCGTCGGGAATACCAAACACAAGAACGTAACCTTGCGGGGTGGTTAGTCGCCACTACTAGCGGTTACGCGATTCCTTTCTTCGCGGGGAGTGTACTAGTGAGGTGGTTGACCCCACCAAGCAAGCGATGCGCAATTCTGGGGAAGTAGTTCAATTGGTAGAGCACCGGTCTCCAAAACCGGGTGTTGGAGGTTCGAGTCCTCTCTTCCCTGCCAAACAGTAGTGCTGTAGTCGAGCGGTTAAGACGCCTGCCTGTCACGTAGGAAATCGTGGGTTCAAATCCCATCAGCACTGCCATATCTGGAGAATTGGATGAGTGGCTTAAGTCGCTCCCCTGCTAAGGGAGTGTATCCGTAAGGGTACCGTTGGTTCGAATCCAACATTCTCCGCCAATCAATGAGCGTGTAATCTGAATGGGTCTCCTCCTGCAGAGTGTCCCCCATTTGGTTAACTGGTTTAGATACCGAGCGTTCACCCTACAATGACACCTTCCCCTAGCACGCTTCGGCGTTACGCGATTGAGGGATGGCAGCCAATAAAAGCATCAGTCGTTAACCGTAGCCTGCGGGCGTAGATGGTGAGGACCGCTAAGTGCAGCCTTTAGAACTCCGTGGGATTCGGAGGGGTGTCACCTACACACGTTAAAAGGATCATCCCCTCTTGACGAAACCAATGGGCGCGCGGGGTGTATAGTCTGGGGCAAAGCAATCCCAGATGAGTCGTCTAACGTTAAGTCGTTAGGGGGCAAGCGGCCACTATTTTCAACGGTAAGCAAAACTGTGATGCACTGTGCTCGCGAACAGACTAGGTGGGTTCGAATCCCATAACCGTTGACCCATTTCTTGGTGATTAGTTCAGTCGGTAGAACAGTGGACTGTTAATCCATATGTCGCAGGTTCGATTCCTGCATCACCAGCCACCTTTGCTCTGAGATAACTGTGAATGGCATTCCGGAAAAATTTCATTCAACCTAACACGTGCAGGCGTCTCAGCGCAAAACCCAATACAGACAGAAGCCGAATAGGTTTTTCTACTGCACATACGCCCAGAGCCATTACGGGCTTTTGTCTGTTCCCCATTGCTCGGATACCATTCCTTTAACTCGCCTGGCGGTGGTTTAAAAGGTGTTCGAGCAAACCCCGTTTGTCGGGTAGGTAGTTCGCTTCCCCCCATGGATGCTTGCTGTGTCAGCCTACCCGACAATCCACATTAGCGCGCTTGCTAATAAGTGTCTGAACCTGACCCGTCGGATACTGCCCAGGTAGTTAGAAAGACTTCGACCACACCAGGGTACCCCCTCTCCGTTTTGGAGAGGGGAATACTCTATTTTATTTCGGATAGATATCATCTCTGTGAACGAAGATGTATTCACTTTAATCGACTTGTCACAGAGGCCAGTAAAAAATGAAAAATCGTCACTTCAGTAATACCCGCAGTGGTGCACCTAAGATTGATGCACTGAGCGGCTTACAGGGATTAGGCTACACGTTCCAGCAAGCCAGAAATATTCGCCTCTGGTTACCGCGTCAGTTCGGTATGGCAGGCTATGCATTACCACGGGCTAACCTCGAGTTCTGGAAAGCCTACGCCATCGTCAAGGACATGCAGCAGTACAAACGTACCAATGCTATCTCCTTACAGTTCGCCGGTTATGCCAAAGGCCGTACCGTCTTCCAGTTCACCGACAATGAGTTCTTGGAGTACCGCAGCCCGACACTCCATGCTACGGTTTGGTCATTGGAGTTCGTGCGTCACTTCGGTGATGGGTTATGGCGCAGCTCAACCGATGCGTTTGAAGGCGGGCCTCGTCAGCTTGAGTACATCGGTGAGAATCTGCGCATCAAACGCGGACCCCTCGCTACCCGCATTGCAGAGATGGATGCCAAGCAAGACGTGTACGACATCAATGCTGATAGCGGCTACCTGCCCCGCAACCTTGAGCGGTATACCGAGGATGCGTACCAGTCCATCGCTACACTGTTCACCATGGCGGCCGTGTGTCACAGCAACCACACACTGCAGAATGGCTGGAACCTCAATCCAGAACGTCTGTGCTTTACTAAGTACCTGCACTGCGACTCACACCGCTTGGCCTTCGCCCTCGGCAAGCTCTGCGAACTCTATCCACAGAAAGACCAGTCCTTCCGTAGCCATGTGATTCGCATCATGCAAAATCCAAACCACATTGGTATTCGCACGAATGAGTTTATTCCCGGTGTGTATCTGGAGGGCGGGAGGATTCTCATTGTTGATGGGGAGCATTTCGTTAACGGCGCGGCACAACTTGAGGCGACGGCATTACAAGGAAGCTTGCCGGCTTTCTTTGTGGATGTGCCCTACATCTCTGGACCGGGTACGGTGCTTATCAAGCCAATGTTGTTTGTGCCTAAAGAACTCCGTGCCGTCCACACCGAAGAGGAGTGGGTTATGGGTGCACGGACATTCTTTAAAGTGTAATAAGAGAAAGAGCCTTCGGGCTCTTTTTTTTTCTTTTTTTACTTCATGCATGATTTCTTATAGAAGGCGATAGGAGACCTCAATGCAAACCACATCTAGCTTTTTTGAATTACTGGAAAACGGCATCAAACCAAACGACTTTATCGAACGCTCACGCATCGATGAAATTCAATCTGACGTAATGGAAGTCATGGGCACACTGCCTATGTTCCAAAGCTGGATTGCCGGCCTGAAGCTCAGCGATGAGATGGCCATGCGTGAAGGTGCTGATGTTCCGGTTTACACCACACAGTACAACATTTCCACAGCCGAAGCCGGTGCCATGCGCAACAACCCAAAAGTGGGTGTGCGGTTCTTTGCCTCTATGGCACAGGCATTGGTCGATCGTGCGATTCCTTGTGATGAAGTATTTGCTATCGTAACGGACTGCATCCATTCCATGGCCTACGCTACGGGTAACCGTATCGAGAACGTCCACTAAGTTTTTTACGGCACCCGGTCTCATTATAGGGAAGTGTGTGCTGTAGCTTCTCTCAAGGAGACCTTTATCATGAGCATCAAAGTTCGACCGATGGACGTTATCCGCGCCCATCCGGATTCTTTGGCTAATATTGAGCCAACGTCAGAACTGGACAAAGAACTCCTGAATTCTATTCAGTGGGGTTTTGCTTTGCACCCAGATGAAGCTGACAATACCCAACCAATGGATATCCCGAAAGGGGCCACCATTGACTGGTCTGAAACAGACGGTTGTGAAGACGTTACCCAATTCGTACGTCAAGCAACTGTGCCCCCGCGGTATCCTATCGCCGGTGCGGCAGAGCACGTTATCTCTTTGCGTCGAGTCATCAACGCTCAGGAAGCTATCGTGCGTGAGGGTGTGGCGTGGCAGCACGGTACCACTGCACACCTTAAAGATATTTTTCAGCCCGGTTAAGTAAGACCCTGCTTCCGGGCAGGGTTATCTTATTTCTACTGACCGAGGAGTGTTTGTGCGTACTTTGAAAGTGATGTTCGTTTGGGGAGTGTTCAGTTTTTTCCTGACTGCGATAATCACTGTTCCGATTGGCTTTCGGTTACTGAATCCAGAGCGACCGTTTATTGCGACCTGTATTGGGGCGTTGATAAGTTTGTTGCTGGCCGATATCTTTCACCGAGTTTATAACTATTACACAACAGCAATGTTAAAATACACCCGCATGTGAGACCTGTCTTCGGGCAGGTCAACACGCTTTTATTTTTTGCATTAAAAAAGAAAAGACTGCCCACCTTTCGGCGGGCAGGACTTACGCGGTGAAACGACCACCGGACATGTAGTTGAAACGGTCACCGATGTCATCGTTGTGAACCATGCAACGACGCACTTTGGGTACGGTGTCATCAAACATCTGACCCGCATCGGAGTAACCTTCAATTACGGTTGCAAACGCACCGAACTGCATACCGTTCTGTAACTGACCGGCATCCATGTCGAAGATGAGTTTGTTGTAGACGTAACTCTTACAGGCGAACTCAGCCAGCTCCTCAATCACCGGGAAGAAAGCCGGTTTGATTTCGTTCAGCTCTTCGGTCATGGCAAACTGCGCCATAATCTTCGTTGCATAAACGAACATCCCCGGGTCTTTAATCACAATGGCATTGGGGCCGGCAATGCGCACCTCTGCAGATGAGATACGCGGCATGGCCGAGTTACTGTCCACGACTTTGTTAACCGACGCCAGTACACCTGATGAGACACCGTCCAGATAAGAACCGGCTGGGGGTAACGTATAGGCCTGACCGGCAACCGGGGTTACTGCAACGTGTGCGGCAACCAGTTCACGTCCACCGGTGATTTGCTCATCGATGAAATAGACGCGGCTGTATTGGTCAATGGGGTCGGGTTCGTACGTGGCGGAAGTTAAGTCGATTTCCATGTACTGACCGATACGGGCCACTTCAGGAATAACATACTCACGCAGCACGCGGTTCATGATTTCATTATCAACGCTGCTGGCAATACCTAAGAGCCTGATATTTTCCGGGACAAAAGCGGCCCGAAGAATTGGCTCTGGGATTTTGCGACGAATGCGGCGTAGGCAAGCATCTAACACATTCATTTTACGCTCCTCAGAAACGTTTTGCGGCCACCATAGCAAAAGGCTAAGGGTCAGTACCTATGTATACTAAAATTACATTACAGTGCTATTCTGTGCGGCATGACACAAGGTAAAAAAGATTTAGATAGATATTATCACCATGATTAATCGTAAGGAGTATCTAATGTGACCCATGTCGTGTTCGAGCTGTACCAACAACAGAATCTCTGCACGCCACAGTTGCTTGTCAACGCGATGCAGGAACTGCTTTATCCGGGAATGCATCCCGACATTCCAAGCACTGTGCTTAAGCATGCTGAGCGCTACTTCGGTAGTTCTGCATGGTATATGTTGTACTCGCTTGGCCGAAATCATTATCAGCCGTTTTACTTTAGCAATGGGGTTGTACTAACGTGGTCAAACTACACATCGAACCAATTGATGTCCATAATCAGATCTGGGAACCAATCAGCCTATCCCCTTACGGCCGATGCTTAACCCTGACTGAGGGTGAACGCCAAAAGTTAACACTCCAATTCTTACACACAGCATTGGAGGATATCTTCCTCTCCATCCCTATCATGAAGAATGCGAACTTTGAAGACCTGCTTGCACCGTTTGCCAATCAGGAACAACTCAACGCGTATCTGGTGACATACGGTGTGGTTGAACCCCCCGAGATGCTCGTCACGAAAACCATGACTACTCAGGAAAGTATTCTGGGTGTTACGCCAACGGGTCAAGTCGAACGTCAACGTGCTGTGTTGATGTCGACCGAGTGTTTAGTACAGCTTGCGTTTGATGATATGTTCTTGGCCTTCCGTGACGGGGTAGAGCGGCTTATCCGTTCAGCTTGTCGTCGTCTGGAGCTTCGATTCAATCCGTACGCAACGGTTACGCTCAATCCACTCATCAGTCGGAACGGGCGCTTATTAACTCTGGAGTTAATACTCGGTGAAGACATTCGACATATCCACTTCCGTAAGGCATTCCCCGGTGGACGATACCGTGAGGGTCACGAGTCTGAAGTTCGTGACGTTCAGGGCTTACGAGAGTCTGCTGAAGACGGACATCCTGACCACGGGATATGATTGCCAAGTTGCTATCCGGCAAACTATCCTCGACGTCTTGGATTACCTGATTGATACCTTTAGCCCACACGGGATGTGGGATGCGCGTCATGTGCTGTTACTGTGTCGTGCGTCGCGTCCTCGGACAACACTTCTCGAATCCTTTCATATCACCCGCACTGTACGCGAGGTGTTGTGTGAGGAATTGGCAGTGCCACCGAAAGGCTATCGGTTATTACTCAAACGTCAAGGTGAATTCATTTACTACATTCCTCTAGAGGAAAACGGTTATGATTACTATTCTCCTGCACACGCCGGAGTTGTATAAGGAAATCATGGCCGTGGTGCGTCGATTCACTCATCTTGAGTATCAAGACTCGACTGAGTTGATCGACTATTATGCCCAGCAGTTTATCCTGATGGAGATACGTCGTCGCCAATTACCGATTAGCGACAACCAAGCCCGTACATGGGTTTACTGCCAAGTGTGGGAACATCCGCTGGTCACGGATTATTTCACCAACCATAACGTCATTCATCACATGGTGAATGAACCGAAGGTGTGGCATGCGGTCGAAGAAGAAGTCACTTTCTCAGTTACAGGCGAACCTTGGATGTGGAGTCTGGGTTCGGGTGTCTGGAAAATATTAACCCTGGGGTACGTGCCATGTCTGAACAATACTTCCTTATCCACAACTACCAATACAATGCTGGCCCTCTAACCGAGTTCGATCCCAATTCGATTCTGCGCGAGATTAACACCGATGTGAACAACATCATTAATCTGGCCATCTCGTTTGTCCAAGAGGGCAGTGTCGGTCAGCTTGAGTACACGCTGCCGAATTCCATGCAGTTTGTTTCACGAGAACTCAACGCGCGGGGTATCACCATTGAGGGTGAATCGCTACTGACGTATGGACGCGCAATACAAGATGTTGCCAAACTCTACGTCGCGGCCCTGTCGGAGTCAGCATTCTGGATTACTCGCTTCCCGCAGTTCTGTGGGGCGCGGTACAGTAACCTGATGCCTGACGCGGTTGAGATGATGGTGAACTTTAGCCAAATCAAATACCCGGAGCTGGAGAACCAGCAAACACTGGAACAAATCTCCCCTGTTATGATGAACGTCGTAATGGAGTTGATTGGCTCACTGGGTGGAGGCCTGAAAATCTGATGCGTGGTCTTTACGATATGCTTGACATCGTCAAAGGCTACGGGGTGGATAAACTCTACGAACATGTTCGTGAGCACATCTATCAAATCGTGGACAAGTCGCATTTGAACTTCGTGGAAACTGACGAGGCGGTCATAGCCCTCTATCAGAAGTACGCGTTTGCTTATGCCCTCGCCACGAAAGCCCGTAGCGTTGACACGCTGGTCGATTTGTTGTTCGAAGATACCCATGACCCGGTTGGGGATTGGCAAGTCCAAGAAGACAAAGGACTGGATGCGATTATTGACAACCTGACCAAGCCGATGCTGTTCATCACCCAAGATGAGTTCGCGCTTGTGACGGATTCTTTACAGACTTTCCCTAACAGTTATGGTACAGACGAGCAGCATCAAATAGCGATGCAGGTTGTTCTGGATCTCTTCACCAATGAGATGGAAACGCAAACCGGGCTCTTTGCTTTGTTTGACAGTTTGCTTCCCGGCGAGATGCAACGCTACTTTGGTGACGATTACTTTAATTTGGTGGTGGAATGCGATGCGACTATACCTCAGCTTGGCGGACATTTATAACCCCGAACCGATGCAGAAAGCACTCACTCGGATGAGTCGCTTATCGGCCGGCACCGCAGAACTCTTCTACATCTTCGTGAGCGAATATGCCCGCGAGTGTTTAGAGGCTGTGGTTATGAATAAATGTCACGGGGTAGGTTTTCTGACCTACACCCGACCGGACGTCTCTAAGGTGCTCCGGTTACTGCGTCAATCAGGTATCTCACCTGATACGTGGATTGAGTTGAAAGACAATATCGATGAGTGGTGGTGGTCGGAAGGCTTAAGCGAAGATAGTTTGATTCGGGTCCAGCACCTGCTACAACTCGCCGAAGCCGCTCGAGCCAATGCAGGCTTAACCTATGAAGCGTTTGCCGACACGGTGAAGGTCAAATTAGAAATGAACGAGATAAGGACGGCATACATCCTTATTGAAGTTTGAGGAGTAAGCATGGTGTACAGAGTGCTCGCCCCGCAGGCCTACTCAATCGATTTAGGCGTTGTGGGATATATCGATCACGGTCAGGATTTTCTGCAGGCTGTGAACGACGTGATTAAAGGTCTTGCACCTTTCTCGCTTGAAGTGAACCCCATCAACTTCACGCCAGAGGCTTTGTTCGACTCCGCTTACGATGGCTTAGTGCTGTCCGCCAAATCCAAAGTTCCTGTGCACTGGCCGGCTAGTCAGCGGTCACAGCTCAAGGAGTTTTTGGCGAAGGTGCTCCGTGAACATCGCCAGTGGAAGTTTCGCTCCAAGTTTGATGAGGGTGAGGTCAATGACCACATCTTCCATGAACTGGAACCGGTAGCGGAAATCTGTCAGGAGATGAACAAGGGGAACTTCGATGTGGTGGACGGCATTGTCTCATTCACCATCAGCCGCTTTGGCCAAGACCTGTCTCAAATCATCTTTAACGAATTCGGCGACACTTTGGAGATGTTCACCAAAGCCCATCGTCATCGCATCAAAGCGATTCGTGTGAAGGTGGATGCGGGTCGGTTGGACACAGCGATGCTGGACATGAAAATGCTCATTGAAGTTGAAGAGGGCGAAAATGACAGTTGATGTTAAGCAGTTCGAACCGGGACAAGTGGTTAACCTCATCTACGATACGGAGGCTCTGGCACAGGAGTCCCGCGTCGTGGTGCAGGGTTACATCGGTTACAATCAGGCACAGAAGACAGAGGATGTTCGCGTTAAGCACAACAACATCTACTCGACACTGGTCAGTAAGCCTGAGAACAAAATCGAGAAGAGCTTGTTCCTGCTCTACACCGATAGCCAGAACAAGTTACATGTCGCGGCTGACGTGTGGCTCCGTGAAGTCAAAATCATCAAGAACCTCCAAGTGAACTTTACCGTGACCTTGGATAACCGCGATGAGCTTGACCTCATGACCAAAGCTCTGGCTGCCCGTGGTTTCAGCGATGTCAAATACGAAATCGTTGACAACATGGCCGGTTAAGAAAGACCTACCGCTTCGGCGGTAGGTTCTTCTTTTTTTTTTCACAGCAGCGTTATCTATTATAGATGAAGACTTGGACAGGAGTTAGCCGTGAGCTACCAAGAACCCTTCCGGCTAACGGAAGACGAGTACGACCGTGATATTGATATTCAAGACGCGTACCTGCAACAAGTTGCCCATTATATCTTTACCATGCTCGGCGGGGAATACACCGAAGAGTATATCCGCGAACAGCTTAATAGCATGTTCGGGCCCGAGGGTGAGCTACAGCATAGCTACCCGACCTGTAAGATGTGGGTGCGTAACCCCAACACAGGTGACCGTGAAGAGAAATACACCACGGTTGATAAGTTATTCCGTAAGGTTATCGAAAAGGACATTATCTTTGCACCGTCGTTAACCTTCTACATGCCAGAGACGGCAAAGCGTTCTAAGCTTTCCGAGTTTACCGCCGATAACGTGCGTAAACGTGGCGTGATCAAAGGTGAGATGCAGGATGCCTACGCCGCCGGTAATCCGGTTCTGGGTACCAACAAAAAGAACGAGCAGAACGCCGTTAAAACCCTGAACAACGGGATGTCAGGTGCCTTCTCCTCACCGTACACCATTCTCTTTAACCAGTCAGCGCACTCTACACTGACATCGACGTGCCGTACGGCGACCTCGTTTGGTAACGCCGGTAACGAACGTCTGCTGGGCGGTCGTCGTCACTACGATAATGCCTCGCGTGTTATCGACCACTTCCTCAGCATCTCGACACTCACCGACTTCGTTGAGTTCAAAGCGTGCATGGACAAATACGGTCTGCATGTGCCGACGGTTGATGAAACCATGGAAGTCATCGAATACTCAGCGAAGGATTACTGGCGCTCAGAAGAGAACATGGCGAAGATTCGTCACTACGTTGAACGCACACACGACATGGCGCGTGCGGCCTTCGTCTACATGGGTGACTTCTTCCATCTGGCGAAATACAACGACGAATTCATGCGTGGCTTCATCGGTGCCTTGATTTCCAAGGACATGGCCTGTGAAGAAGAAATCACAGACTGGAAAGCCGCTGAGAAATCTGTAGACGGGGACATGAAAATCATCATCTCCCAGTTCCGTACAGATATCGTGCCAAAGGGTAAATCGTTCAAAGACGTTAAGTTGATTAACGACGAGACCAAGGTGCCATTGCCGTGGGAAGTACAGGACAAATACAAAGAGCTGATTCGCTCGGCGTTGTTCCTGCAAAAGACCATCGGTGAATACAGCTGCCTTATCAAAAACGTCCTGACCACCAAGAACCTGCCAATCAACATCGCGCGTCTGCCTGATGTGATTCGTAACGTGGGTGTGGTATCAGATACGGACTCCACCATGATGACTGCACAGTGGTGGGCACAGTGGTTCACAGGCAAGCATTACGGTGAAGAGGCGACCCGTGTATCGGATGCCATGATCTACATCGCAACGCAGCACCTGCGTCACCTGATGGCCAGCATGTCGGTGAACTTAGGCGTGGCGAAGAAACGCCTGTTCCTGTACGCCATGAAGAACGAGTATAAGTTTGACTCGTTTGCCTTGACCACCAAAGCAAAGCACTACTTCTCCATTATCACGGGGCAGGAAGGTCAGCTGAAGAAAGAGCCGGAACTCGAAGTCAAAGGGGTATCCCTGCGTACCTCGAACATCCCGCCTATCATCATGCGTGAGTTCAAGAAAACCATTAAGCAGTTGTGTGTGCAGGTAGCAGCCGGTGAGAAGATTAAGATTGTGGACCTGCTGGAGAAAGTGGCCAGCATCGAACACAATGTAATGGACTCCATCAAAGCCGGTAACGGTGACTTCTTGAAAACCACGAACATCAAAGACCGTTCGGCCTATACCGGTGACGAGAAGCAATACCACTACCATCGCATGTACAACACCATCTTCGGACCGAAGTATGGCATGTTACCAGAACCACCGTACGACTGCGTGAAGCTTCCGGTTAACCTCCAGAACAAAACCGCAATCAACGACTGGCTGGAAAGCATTAAAGACCCGATTATCAAAAACGGCGCGAAGGCTTGGTTTGAAGAAACCAACTATCGCAAATATACCACATTGGTTATCCCGGGCTACCTGATTGAGAACTTCGGTCTGCCAGAAGATCTTAGCTCCGTAGCAGATGTTCGCCGTTCTGCGTTCGCAACCGTAGAACCTTATTACCATGCGCTGGAGTGCTTGGGTGTGTTCATGATTGATAAGAACCGTACGCGTCTGTTGTCAGACTACTACGGAGCCTCTATCGAAGATGTCATGGAGCAACTGCGTGCTGCCGACGACGGTGAAGAGCTGTGGGAAGACGAGGAAGAAGACGAGGACGACGAGGATGCTATCGACGAAGATTGAAAAGCAGATTCGTAATGCAGTTGAGCAGTACCTGAACAAGTTACGTGATTGCCCGGGCCTAGCTCGGGTGGATTGCCACTTCGAGGGGAAAGACGGACTGGTGTTTCGCGCTGTGCACAATGTGAACACGCAAGCGATTACACTCAGCCCGCATGAGATGGAACACCTGACACGCACCGCGCATGAATACGTGGCGAAGAAAGGGTACCCTCAGCTCACGGCCATCTACGAAGAGAAGGTGCGAACGGCTGCGTTGGAATACGCAGCACAGGGCGTACAGATAAAGGATGTCGTTGTCAAAGGCGACAAGCATCCCTTCCGGGTCACCTACTTGGCGAATAAATGAACTACAACGATCAGAAGGCTGTGGCGAAAGCGCACGCCATGGCCTCAGAGATGCGCCGGGAGTTGGAGGAGCGTGGACTGGAACAGATTATCTGTCACCACGTTTCCCCAACGGGTATCCGCTTTACTGCGTTTAACCCCAAAAAGAAAAAGATGATTGAATCGCATGGCATCGTGCGGGAGGATGCAGAGTGAAAGAATACCTAATCCATGCCGATGTTGATAAGCAGTGTCTCAGCATCTGTCGGCAAACGGAAGAAGAAGTCATCGTGGAGTTGATTAACCGACTGGTTAACGATGAGGACCATGCAAGCTTCAGCTTCAGCGACGGTGGGGTACCTGTTATCGCGTCCCGCCTCATTGAGCTTCCTGATTTTGCTATTACCATCCGTGAAGACGGAAAAGATATCTCAGTGCGAACTTACCGAAAGACTGCTGTGGATAAGTTGTGCTCGGATCGTTTCATGCGTTATCGTCAACTTAATCATTAAGGAGTAACCATGGTTTCTGTTCGTAAATTGCATTACTGTGCCTCACCGGGGAGTTTTGATACACCACTCGGGGCGACATTGCATCGCACCGCGTACGCGGCTGCCCGTGAGTTCTTAAAGCAGCATCCTGACTTCGAAATGGATCGGGGCAGCTATTTCGGTAAGCAGGTCTTTATTGGTCGAAACACTGAGAAGTTGTACAGTGTTGTGATTGGCATGATTGATGTGCCTGCAGGCACGGTGGAGCCTAAGACGCTCTCAGCAGACCATGTCAAGCAACAATTGGTCTATCGTGACCTTTCCTACGATGACTTTGTTTCTGGCCTGCCTGTGCTGTCTGTGCGCGCTGATAACCATGCCAGAATCATTCCTGTCGTGGCAGACTAATAAAAAAAGAAAGCCCTGCACCAAACGGTGCAGGTTTTATTACCCTATTATATGAAGCATCCTAACGGGTGTTTCACGCAGGGGAAAGAATTGCTAATTTTGTTCAAGGATACGATAAAGCGGAAACAGGAGACTGTGCTTGTAGTGGTTCTGCACTGGACGCTTGAGTTTCTCAAGTACCCGCAGATCTTCAAAGCGCTCAAGGTCAACCTTCAGGTTAGACTTGTCTTTCTGCATCGCCGGGTTATCGTACTGATAACAGAATAACGCCCACTCCCAGTTCACAATCTCCCGAGGCCAATTCGATTGCAGTGTCGACCCGCTTTCTCTAAAGAGGATACGGTCAATGGCGGTTGAGGGTTCGTAGGTAGAGAAGAACTGTGGAATGTGTCTCAGTACCACACCGGGAAGTGGCGAGCCTCTTTTAAGGGCTTCGTCTATCTTGGTGGCGTGACGCACTGCAAGGTCGCGTAACGGAGGTACAGGGACAACACGGGTCGGAACATCTTTCTCCACCTCCAGTCCCATTGCGACCCAACGGTGGATATTCAGAAATGCGATATCCATGTACGAGGGTAGCATCCGGGCGATTACGTGTTGTTGTGCGTAAACCGGAGACGTTATAGGTGTTTTGGTTCGCTGGTAGTATTCCACCCCTTTGGCGTATTGCCAGAGCAGGGCCACCAAGTTAATCTCAATGATACTCACACCTTGTGGTTTGCCCGTACCCAGTTGCCAGTTCAGATTGGTATACTCGTGGTAAAGGTAGACAGCCGGGGTGTAGTCCTGAAAAGACAGATTGGGATCAACCGGGCGTGCAACCAGCGAAATGATCTCATCTTGGCCGGTGATGAATTTGCCATTGTGTACTTGGCCGAATTCTCCCACCGAGGAAAGTTTTAGCGCGTTACCGATTCCGGCGAGTTTTCTCATGCAGGCCCATTCGACATTGTCGTACGTGATTTCTCCCGCGTAGCCTACATTGGTGATTAACTCCAGAATCAAATGGTTGGAATCAACTCGGGTACCTGCACGTTCTAAGAAGCTGCGGATACGTTGTTGGTTATTTTTTACAGCAGCGGCAATCTGTATAGCGGACGGGTCCGCGTAGATGCCTTTGATTGCGGCCTGATTTAAATCGGCGTGACTGAACATGACTGTCTCCTTTGGTTGCACATAGGAAATCCCCA